CTTGGGGGCGACTGGCGCCCTCTACGGGTCCGGGGCCTATCAGCAGCAGCTTCAGCAGGCGCAACTTAATTCCGGCTATCAGCAGCAGCTTCAGCAGGCCGCTTATCCATTCCAGACGGCGCAATATTTGGCGAACATCACTGGCGGCCTTGCCGGCGCTATGGGCGGGACCACGACAAGCCAGCAGCAGGGCACTTCTACCCCGGCCCAGCCTTCTATTTACAGTCAAATCCTTGGCGCCGGCACTGCCGGTTTGGGTCTTGCCGGTGGTATGGGGGCATTTGGATCAAACCCCAGCTATGGCGGCGGCAATATGTTTAGCGGGGACGCTTATGGTGGTTCTAGCGCCAATCCAGCGCAAGGACTTAATGCATCTGATTATGGTCCCGGCTTTGCCGGTGGCGGCAATGTGCCACTGGATGGAAGCACTCCGGATATCACTTCTGGCGGTGGCATGAACTGGATGGGCTCTGATCCATCGGTCCCGAATGGCCAAATTCATGCCGCACCGATCAATGTTCCAAAGATTACCCCACTCAATATGAATAGCGGCTCTCAGTCTTCTTCCGGGCCGTCGCTTGGTGATATTGCTAAAACCGCAATCTCAATTGGATCGATGTTCGCCGCTCGCGGTGGTGCTGTTCCGCACTTTGATGATGGTGGTGATGTAATCAATCCTGATGCGCCCTATCGAATGCCAGATCAGCCATCTGTTAATAAATGGCGTCGTGGTGTTGATGAAGATAACGCTGCCGGGACGACAGCCACCCCCGGTCTTCCTTCTATTATTATGCAAGGAGCAAATGCGCCGACTTCAGCAATGGCGTTTGCTCCTACAGGTGATGGACCGCCTAAAGAAAATGTAGGCAAGATTGCTACGGGCGATGATGAAAGTCCATCGCCTTATGCTGATGCTGTTGCTGCAAAAAACAAAAAGGAAATGCAGAACCAGAGTTATCAAGTCCCTTATGACGACACCACTAACAACGAGAGCCGCACGTGGGCAAAAAGTCCTTGGCTTGCACTGATGAATGCTGGCTTTGGCATCATGGGTGGCACATCGCCTTATGCTGGCGTGAATATCGGCAAGGGTCTTCAAGAGGGCGTGAAAACTCTGGAAGGTCAGCGCAAGTCTTCTCAGGAAGAAGAAGCTATCAATCAGCGTGCTAGGCAGTTAGCCCTACAGGCCCAGCAGCATCTTGATAATTATACGCGCCTGAAACCTTCCGAGGCCGCCAATATCGAGAAGGCCAACAGCCAACTTGAACAGCAGGGCTGGCAGAAGGGCGCCGAGAATATCATTAACGGCGATACCACTTGGTTCAACCCGCGTACTGGTGAAAGCGGCGTTCTTAAAGCTGATGGAACGTGGACACCGAAAGGCAAAACTGGGGCGCCGCCAACTGGTGCTGCACCGCCCGCTGGTGCGACACCGCCAGTGCCTCCACCCCCACAAGTAACGCCGCCTGTACCGCCGCCTCCGGGTGGCGCTACTCCGGGCGCTCAGTCTCCGGTCCCGCCGCAGCAACCCCCAGCAGGGGCGCAACCGCCAGTGCCGCCACAACAGCCGGCAGTTCCACCGCCCGTACCTCCGGTCCAGCCTCCCCAAGAAGCACCCCCGCCTTATGGCGTGAAAGACCTTGCCTCTAATCTAGAGCCCAGCAAGAGCAACATCACCTTTATGGGTAAGGGCTCGCCGCTGGGCAAAGCATCTGACAGAGATGCTCAGGCGACCATTCAGGCGCATGTCAAGTCTGCGCAACAGGAAGGCGCGTTGCGTCAAGATATCGGCAACATGAAGCTGGCCTATGCCACGCTAACCAAGGACGCCAACCAAGATAAATTCCTTGAGCAACTAGCTGAACAGCCCGGCGCTGATTTTGGCGCGCGACTTGAATATGCCAAGAAAGCCAACGCACTCAAGATTGCGGCTGGTGAACCGCCTCCTTTCAATCCTGAGAAGATCGCTGCGGCAGAGACCATCAATAAAATCCAGAACCGTATGGGTCTGACCTTCTCGTCACAAATATCTCCGCGCGAAGCCTTCGCCGGCCAGAAGATTGGTATCGAAAGTTCGCCCGGCCTGACCAACAGTCCGCAGGGCTTACGCAGATTGTTGGCCACCTTTGAAGGTCTGGCAGATCAATCGCGAGACGAACGCGCGTTCTTCCAGAATTACCTCCAGAAAAATGGCACGTCACTCGGCTGGCGGCAGGACTTCATAAACAAAAATCCTGACGAGCGTTATGTCGTGAAATCCATCATCGGCACGCTTCCTCCGGAAAATCAGCAGCATCTTGCTGAAGACGTTGAAGCGCTGCGCAAGGACCCTTCTGAGAAAAACAAGAAGCTCTTCAATCAGCACTATGCTGATACTGCGAGCTACTTCCTAAATGGGAAAATCTAATGGGATTTCTCTCTGATGCCGCCAACCAAGACGATCCTAATGCGCCGCCGCAACAGGATGCACCGGCCTATGGTGGCTTTCTGAGCGATAATCCGCCTCCAGCGCCACCGCCGCCTGTAGCGCAAGCTCCAAGCTGGTCTGAAATTCCCAAGAAGGCCCTTGTCAATGCTCCCGGTAGCGCCATGCAGTTCGGGGAAAATCTTTACCACACTGTCAGGCATCCGATTGATACGCTGGAGAGCATTGGTAATCTCGCACTTGGCACTATGCAAAAAGCCGGCCTAATGGCCAAGGGAGACACAGAAGCCAATAATTACGAGAAATATCCTGAAGCTCTCGGCAAGATGGTGGTGGATCGCTACGGCAGTGTCGATAATTTCAAGAAGACGCTCGCAACTGATCCAGTAGGTGCGGCTGCGGATATTTCCACGCTTCTGTTGGGGCCTGAAGCCGCGCTCTCCAAGGTTCCATATCTCGGCAAAGCCGCCACAGTCGCCCGCGCCGCGACCGATCCCCTAACTGTGCCTATTGGAGCCGCCAAGCTTGCTGGCAAGGCCGGCGCTCTCACGCTTGGCTATGACAGCGGCGCTGGCTATCGCAATATCGAAGAAGCCGCGCGTGCCGGCCATCAAGGCAGCGATACCAGCAAAGCCTTCAGAGCAAGCCAAGAAGGTCTGACTTCGCCTGAAGATATCGTCAACATGGCGAATAACGCCAAGAAAAATCTCCTGAAAGAGCGCGGCCTTGATTACGAGACCGGCATGATCCCGGTCAAGAACAGCAACACGCAATTAAGTTTTGCCGATATCGGCCAAGCCATGACCGATGCTCACAAGATTACTACTTTCAAAGGAGAGCCGCTTAATCTTAATCCCGGCGTCCAGAGAGCATTAGAACGCGCGGACGATCAAATCATAAAATGGGTGCAACTCAATCCGGCAGAGTTTCATACCCCGCTGGGCTTCGATGCCTTGAAGAAATCCATGGGGACACTGCGAGATCAATTCGAAGTTGGCACTCCGGAATGGAAGGCCATTAACGGCTATTACAAAGCCACCGATAACACGATCCGCAAGCAGGTTCCTGAGTACGGCAAGGTCATGAAAGATTATGCCGATTTCTCTAACGAGATAAATCAAATAGAGAAGACATTCTCGATGCCGCGCGATCAAGGAAAATTGGTTTACGATACAGCACTGCGCAAATTGCAAAGCATCATGCGCAAGAACGTCAACACCAATTTCGGTCAAAGAGAAAATCTGGCTAATGTTTTGGAAGAGGCCGGCGCTCCGAACCTGAAGGCCGCGCTTGCGGGTCAGGCACTTAGCTCGCCAGAGGCTCATGGCCTTGTGAGACTGATCCCGGCACTCAAGAGCTTGGGTTGGACTGGCCTCAAAGAGGCCGCAACGGCGCTGGGTATAGGCTCGCCATATGCCGCTGGTCGCGTTGCGCATGGATTGGGCGTGATGGCTAGACCATTCAAATATCTCCCGCCGAAATCGCTTCAGGCCGCACAGGAAATCGGGCGCTGGGTGCCGCAGGAAAAACGCGGCGGCAGAATAGACCGCGCCATGAGAGCCGCAAGGAGACACCATGGTTGACCCAACCACAGCCAATATTGGTCTTGCTGTTCCTACGCGCGGCTCTGACACGGGTACATGGGATACGCCAGTTAACGGCAATTTCAATATTATTGATCCTTCGATTGGCGGCATTCTTACTATTGGCCTGAATAGCTCGAACATCTCGCTTTCTTCTGCGCAGTTTATCTACAAGAGCATCACGTTCAATTCGACGCTGACAGCAAACGTGAGCGTGACGTTTCCGTCCACATTCATCAAATCATACGAGATTTATAATACCTGCACGGGTTCCAGCCTTTTCACGGTGACGCTTGCTGCGGCTGGCGGCGGACAAGTTATCTGCGCTCCCTTCGGGGAAATAATCGATATGGTCAGCGACGGCACCAATCTGCGATACAAGAATTTGGGTCGCGTCGGCTCTTACTGGGATTATGCCGGGTCATCTATTCCGGCGTGGGTGAGTGGATGTACCATCCCGCCGTATCTGAATTGCGACGGCACGATATTCAGTTCGGCATCTTACCCGGCGCTTTTCAATTATCTCGGCACAACCACGCTGCCTGACAGTCGCGCAAGATATCGCGTGACACTCAATCAGGGTTCTCTCAGTCCGATTTCGAGCGCTACCAATAATAGTTTTACGGCAAGCTCAGTCGGTGTTGCTGGTGGTGTGCAAGCGACTACGCTATCCAGCCAGCATGTGCCCCAACTGGTCGATCCGGGCCACCATCATGGTGGCACTTTGAATTTGCCGGGCGGCGGCGGCACTATTCAGGGCGGCACGGGCATAAGCGCGTCATTTACGCAGAACACATCATCTGCCGTTACCGGCATCGTTTATGGCAGCAGCACACAAACAGTCGTGACAGGCCTCCCGCCAAGCTATGTCGGTGGCTTGACACTCATAAGGGCTGGGTAGAACCATGGTCGATATTGCGGGACTAAAAATCAAGAACGCAGAGCGATGGGCCGCAGCTAGAGTTACCCGCAATTTTGTCTCAGTAGCCAGAGCCCTAGTCGAGCCATCGGCCAAAATCAGATATCTCTCTGTTGAAGTCAAAACCAAAGTCCCGTGGTGGGTCATTGCGGTTATTCATGAGCGCGAAGCCAGCCAGAATTGGCGCACGCAACTGGCGCAAGGCGATCCCCTCAATCGGGTTTCCGTTCATGTCCCGGGCGGACGTGGGCCTTTTGCGACATGGGAAGAGGGCGCGTTTGATGCCCTTGTTAATTGTTCGCCTCATGCGGCCAGAAACGATGACTGGAGCATTGGCGGCACGCTGACCACTCTGGAAGAATACAATGGTCTTGGTTATGCCGGCATGGGAAGGCCGTCGCCTTATGTCTGGGCCGGGACCAATCAGTATATTTCTGGAAAATATGTCAGGGATGGGGTCTTTGATCCCAATGTGGTTGATAGCCAGCTTGGATGTGCCGGCTTGATTAAAACCATGATGACCATGGATGGCTCTATCCGGTTCGGGGCTCCAACCATGGTGCAGCCGGCAGGGACCACCACGATCCCGCCCAAAACCACCACGGTCCCTGTGCCACCGCCAGTTGTGCCACAGCCGAAAATCAGTCAAGGTATATGGGGAAATCTTATCTCTCTTGTATCGTCTATCTTCAGGAGGAAGTGATGCAGAACTTTATCGACATTCTGTGCGGCGTCGGCGGGTTTATCGTGTGCTGGTTCACCAAGGATTTTCTCCAGAAGGCGCTAACCGGCACGGAGGGCTTTATAGCCACCATGGAAGCCAAGATCGCGGCGCTTAAAGCCGCTAAGGCTCCAACAACTCCACCCAAGACCTGATCCTTACTAGATGAAAAGCGGGGGTAGGATGAAATGTGGGAAACCATCAAAGGCTGGTTCAAAAACTCGCTAACGCTTGTCTGGGCGAGACTTCAGTATATAGGAAGCATCATCGTGGCCGGGCTGGTCGCTACTTTTGGGGATTATGACTTCAAGACCCTAGCCACCATGACTTCCCGGGATGCGCTGCATATTCTTGGGGCGCTGGTCATCACCGGCATCATGACAGAATTCTGCCGGCGCAGGACGCTCTAAAAATGTGGATGACCATCATCAGCTTCCTTGGTGGCCCGGTCATCAGCGGGCTGATCAAGTCCTATCAGGCCAAATTGGCGGCAGGGAATACCTCAGAAAAGATTGCTGCTGAGTTGGCTGCCACTGAGATTGCTACCCAGCAAGCTGAAATTCAGGCTCAGATTAATCTTAAAATCGCTGAAATAGGCCACCCGTGGGAACCAGAAAAGCTGGCCTTCTATGTCACACTAGTCTTCTACGCCAAGATTTTGCTGTGGGATAAGGTGATAGGCAGTTTCGTTGGCTGCGCTGGTCACACTGCTCCGGGCACATGCGTATCCTTCCAGACCGATCCCGTTGAAGGGGCTGCCGCTATATGGGCCGGCCTGATCATGAGCTTCTACTTCACCAAAAGAGGCTTCGAAAATGTGGCCCGGATCATCAAGCGGTGATCGCAGGATTTGTGCATAACGCATAAGGTGAAGGATCATATCCATGGCGGCGGCAATTTTTGGAAAGCATCATGCAATCGGTCCCTGAGAGACTTGCGGCCTTGGAAGAGCGCGTGCGAAATATCGGTGATGACGTGTCCGAGATCGCTGACAGGGTTGACGAAATTCGCTCGCTTATTCAACAGGGTAAGGGGGCCAAGTGGGTCATTGTGGTCATGGCCAGCGTGATCGGCACGGCGCTTGGCGCTATTGCTCACAAAATGCTTCCCTTCTGAGGTTTTCCCTTGGTAAAACCGACCATCATCAATGGGGATAGGGAAATCTTTCATGCGAGTTTTATCATTGGGGGTAGCGTGCTTGTTGGGCATGACGATCACTCCAGCACAAGCCAAGAAATACGTAGTTCTTGATCCATCCTGTAATGTTACAATGCCATGCGAGGGTGGATTTTACTCTGAACGGGCAAAGAAGTTCATTGGCATCCCCTTCGGCATGCCATTGCAACATTACATACCCCAACGCCCGAAACATCAAGCCGTTCCAGTTATCCACTCAGAAGCCGTGATCGGGGGCCGCCCTTCCGGATGCCCTCACGCTTATTGCGGGTGCAGTGCATCCCTGTACCTGTTTGGAGCCATCAAGCCTGATCTTAATCTGGCCGCCAATTGGCTCAGGTTTCCCCGCACCAGCCCAGCCCCTAGAATGGCCGCAGCACGCCATGGGCACGTCATGGTGCTGGTAGAGGCCCGGGGCGGCTCTAACTGGTTAGTCCATGACGGCAACTCAGGACGCGGCCTGACGCGGCTGCACGTTCGTTCTATTGCCGGCTATACGATAGTAAATCCTAACTCGTAATGCCCAAAAATAAAAATAATATTCTTGTCCGGATTTTGGTTTTTGTGGTTCTCATAAATACCCCTAATCCGTGCTATGCAGAAAGCAGGTATGGACTGGTGAGTTTTTATCACGAGCCTCAACTTACTTCTTCGGGTGAGAGGTTCCGGCCCTTGGATATGACTTGCGCGCACCGTTATCTGCCATTTGGCACGATAATCGTGGTGCAACGCGGCAAGCATGAGGCCGAATGCAGGGTTAATGATCGCGGCCCCGGTGTCAGGGGCCGCATCTTGGATGTATCGCTAGGGGTCGCACGGAAGCTAGGAATGACCAATTCCGGCGTCGTTAGTGCCGTAATCAGCTACTAGCTGCGGTCGGATTAAGGGCGTTCAGGGTCGCGTTGTTGTTCTCGACCTGAGTGGTGGCTGCGTCAACCGCTGCCTGATCGGTCCCGCTCCGCAGGGTTGTCACAAGGGCCTGCACAGCAGTTACGGCGGTAGTGTTAGCGGCGACCGCTGCCGTTAGCTTGGTGGTGTCGGCCATGATCTGTTTCTGCCTTTTCTCTATCTCTTCAAGCTTTGCGAGAACATCACGCAAAGTGGGCTTTCGCAGCCTACAAGATATCATTTGCTGAGCCCTCTGTCTAAATTGGAACAAACAACCGCCTCGTTTGTTCCATACTTAGCCATTTTTAGGAGGGATTAACAGATGATCGGAATTGCCATAGCACTTCTCCAATTACTCATTGGCGTCATCGTCATCTGCGGCGTCATCTGGTTCGTGTTCTATGTTCTCCGGTCGGTCATGGGCATCGCAATTCCAGCCCGCCTAGAACAAATGGTCTGGCTGATTATCCTGATCCTCGTCCTGATTGCACTTCTGTCTATGGTCGCGGGCGGGTCGATCAGTTCCGGGTTTCATTTCGGGTCCATTCGATAATCGTCAATCGCGGTTTTACAACGGTAGTGACATACCCGATCCTGATCTTGGACCGCCGCCAAAACCGATCTGTAGGGGATGTTGATGACCAAACGTCGGCCAGATATGCCTATCCCTACGGGACGCGAGTACATGATCATGGTCATCGTCGTGCTGGCCGTGGTCATGACCGTGTTGCTAATCAATTTCTTTGTCGGACCCACACAATAACCGCCGCGATCACGAATGGAGTAAGGAATACCGCCGCCACGGCTAGGATTACCACGCCGCGCGGAAACAGGTAATTACCTACCCATATCAGATCATCCATTTTCTTCTTCGTCCCCGCCCATTAGCCGCAGGATTTCATCCTTGCCGGCCTCTAGTTGTTCTCTAGTGAGCCCACTGGGCTGTTCAGCAAGTATCCTTGCGTGACCAGCTAAAGCTTCATCCCAAGTGCAGTATCTCTCCATATAGCCATCGTTTGGGCCACCAAACACCAAGGTCTCGAATAGAACCGGCGTTCCTCCGGTGAAGCTATGATCCAGCCCCAAAAAGACCGTGGAGATATCCACTTTGCCGATATTGTCAAAAGCCACGCGGCGATCATTGCCGCCTTTCTCGAAAGCATCATAATATTCCAAGCGGCTCTCTTTATCAGAGGGCGCTGGCGAGACCGAATGATCCGCGTTCAGGACATACCAGCGCGGCATGGCGGCCTCGATTAGCTCTTTGGACATTTTTGGCATTTTGGCTAGACCCTTCATCGCTTCCTCACAATGCCATCAAAACCCTTCTTCAGGCCGCTCGCCTTACTGCCGGGAATAGGTCTGGAGCTTTTCCTTTTTATACCCAGAAATGCGGCTCTTTTACGGTAGACCTTGGACTTCAGGGCCAAATCTTCCCGGGTCTTTTCTTTATGCGGGGTCTTGAGAACGGGAGCAAGATTGTACTCACGATGCTCACCGCCATTAACCAAGGCAACAATGTGATCGCAGTCCCATGGCTCACCAGCCCGAATAAGTCGGCCCACAAGATAGCAACGACCGCCAAAGCGCTCAAATATGCGCAACCTAACGCGGGCAGGAATAGGCGTGTCATCTGTCTTTCCGATCCATTCTTTGACGCTGCGGGTCACTTTTTATTTTTTGCTCTCGGGTGCAGCTTGTTCCAGAAGGCTGATTTCTTGGTATATGGCCGGCGCTTGTTCTTAAGTCCGGTGCGCTTCTCGGCATTGTGCAGGCCCGCTTTGGAAAGCCTTCTAATAGGAAGGGAGCCAAGGGTCTTGCCGGCAATCTCGGTGGCCACAATACCAAGCCGTCTGTTATTAGTGACAGCCCCGACTTCATCGCGAACAAGCTCACGCAGAATATCGATGGCATGCAAAAGGCTATCAGCCTCTTTTTGCAATTCCGCGATAGAACTCAAAATTCTCTGATGATTCATAATCTCTTCTCCGATCTAGCCGTAGCTTCCGCAGATTGTTGTTCCGAAAACTGCATCTCGATATACCGCATCTGCACTTTTAACAGATTGGCAGAACTGCGATGTTCCACCATCTGGGTGATAAACTCTTTATATTCCGGACTACACTTGGCAAGAAGCTCGGCACGGTTTACAGGGAAACCAAGGTTCTCCACAACGACCTTGTTGACCATTTCAGATAACACCACGGATTTTGTTTCCTCCATTAAAGATGCGGCCTTATCGGCGTCAACCCATTTTCGGGCAACCAATCTATACATCTCCGAAATTGGCCGATCATCAGACATGCTTCCATGTCCTTTTGGACAAAACTCTATATATCATGCCGCCTCTTCAATAGAGATGTTCAAGTCCATGCCAAGATTTTGCTTGAGGGTTTGAGTTATATTCTCGGCCACGTCAGCATCTATCTTTACTGGCAAGAGACGATCTGCCGGCACGGATATTCTAGCCTCCAATACAGGCTTCATGAACAGCATGTCAGGAAGGTCGATCTTGACTTTTACTGCGATTTCGCCGGCATCAAGTCTTGGCGAACGATCAACCACGCGGGCACCAATGGTGCCAGCTGGTCGATCTTTCTTACGCAGGACTAAGTAGAATTCACCACGCATGTATTTTCCTCAAAATGGAATTCCGTCTCCATCGTCACCATCATCGAATGGATCGATTGGTTTCTTTGGTGCTTGCGGTGGCGCTTTCTTAGCAAACGGCGAGCCAGTCGCAGGGCCAGCAGTTGTCTTGAGGCTTCCGCCCGGGTTTTTCTTCTTGTCTTCCGATACCTGAAAGTAATTCACTCCGCTTCTTGCTGTTTTCGGCCACAGGGCAATCTCTGTCCTGACGCCATCGATTTCAATAAAGCCGGTAAATGCCGGCCCGGTCTGTTTGTCGTTCTCAAAGAACGCGCCCTTGACGCGAAAGTTATTCGGCATCTTTCTTCTCCAATTCCTTGCGCACCTTGATCAGAGCCATGCTCATATTGGTATACATCTTTGCGGCGTATTCCTGCATGTTTTTTAGCGGGGCGATGTTGTTGGCCTCAAGCTCTTCCAGATCAATAAGGTGCGGCGCTTTGCGGGCCTGTTCCATGAACATCTGTCCCCACTTTAGCCAGTCATGATTGGAATTGTCAGCAAGAAATGGAACATTGATACTGTCCCCATTGAAGGGAATATCCTTGGTCTCGATCTTGATTGAACCGCCGCTGGCCACCGTGGTTTTAATAGTTTTAATCGGGTCTGGTGCGGGAGGATTTGGTTTGCCGGCTTGCTGGATAGCCTGAACCTCATTGCCATCGGCGGCATTCCCGTCATCGTCTTCTTCAGCGGCAACACCAACGAGCGCAGCCAGCGCGTATCTTTTCATATAGGTCAGCGCAGAACCAAACTGCTGATTGGTTCCATCGGAGATAATCAGCGGCGTGACGCTGGAAATAAACTGGTTCTCAAAATGCAGCGAAGTGGTAAGATAGTAGAGCTTATCGTTGTTCTCGAACGTCAAAACCTGAGTGTATGCTATCCCGTTATCTGAGAGAGCCTTCTTGATGCCCTTGATGATCGCCGCCAAGGTCGCATATTTGAAATGATAAGCAGTGCCCAGACGCGGCTGTACCGTCACAGTTCTGTCGCGCTCGATATCGGGGATTTGCCCCTGCGCCTTGGCGAGGGCCACCATCAGATTACTTATGTCCGCGCTTTGGCTTCTTATCTCCGCTATCGTCTTCGATAGCTCGGATTGAAACTCTGAGCGCTCGGTCTCGCTTGGCGACCACTCCGTAGCCGGTACATACTCTTGCGTCATTTGGAATTAAACCTCTCAATTTTTCTTCAGCATCATCATGTTTCTTTGCGGCTTCTTTATGGTTTAACCACTCAAATGCCGCCGTAGCCCACAAGTTATTTCCCGTGAAATTATAGTCCTTGCCGGCAGTAATCTTCTCCAGAATTCTGGGCTCCAGAACCACCGGCTCCGTCATGTTCCAGACGTGCTCCATGAAGCGCAGAGCCCTTCCCATCAATTCATCAGCGTACTCTTTGTCGTAATCCACGATCTCTATTGTGGGCTGTTTGCCGCCTTGGATGACTGAGAAGGCGCACTGTCTGGTTTGTGTGCATTCCATCTGCCAGTGGCATTGAGGCATATATCTTTGTAGCACAACGTCAAACTTTTCGTATCCCGAGACGTGCTTGGCTTCGACGGGGCCATTAAGTACAGGATCGAAGCCGTCAAGAGTGGCAGCAGCCCAAAAATAATCAGGATGATTAACCACGGCGCCACGCCGATCCAGTGTTCTTTGTCGGGTTCGCTCGTACCAATCGAGGTTGAGTTTTTCCGTACACGATCCAAGTTGAACTGCCCAAACGTCATCAAGATTTTCCTCTACGAATGCAGGATCGCCACATAGCTCACGCCACAACTGCATGATCTTGGTCTTGTCGCCCGTCATCAGACAGGCAACTTTGCTTGCGGTCAATTTGCCTTCGCGGGCTAATCTCTGTGCTTCTGTAAGGGCCAAGGTTCCGGTTCTTTCAGCGAATTCAGCAGGGCGATATAAGCGGCAACCGCTGGATGTTTTTCCAGTTCCCTGATTGCCTTTAGGACTTCATGCACATTAGGTTGGGTCTGTTGCAAGATGGCCATGTTCCTTCCTCTCAAAAAACGGCTTCTTCTCGCGATCCCTGATCGTCAACAGAAACAGATATCCATAGACAAGAACCGAAACTGTCGAAGTGGCCTGAAGTATATCGAGCGTACATATTTCACCTATGAGGCCGCCAAACAAAAAGCCGTTGATTGTATGCCTCCATAATATCCCCTTCATAAAAGAAGCGATGCTGTTTATGGCCTTGCTGTTGCCTGCTCCCTGAAGCCAGTAACGATGCCCCAGAACCAAGAGGTTGATTACCCCAAAGAACATCATGAGGAAGATGATAACGCCGTTCCAGCTACTCCAATCCCGGAACAGAACCACGTTGACATAAGCAAGAATAACAAGCTGGAGACTTGCCAGATACATTCCGGTACGATCAAGCAGCCAAAAATAGGCTGCCTGAAGCGTATCGATGATCCATTGATCTACTGTAGCGAGCAGCGTGTTGATGCGGGCCATTAGGAAGCCTTCTTGACGCGGCCAGTCTTGCCCTTGCCGTAGTATTCCATGCGGCGCAGCACAAGATGACGCGAAGTCTGCTTGTTCTTGTTGATATGATCGATGATATGGCGACGGAGCAATTCACCCGCCGTAGCGCCAGCGCCGGCCAGACGAATAATTGTCGGGTCCTGCATCGGAAAGGACTTCAGCTTGCGCTTCATGTCGCCATCAATAACCAGTTTGTTACCATCCCAGAAATCTTCATGATCAGACAAGATGCCGGCAAACTGGATCAGGAAGTTGCCCTTGGTCTGGGTTGCGCGATCCTGATACTTGATGCCGCGCAAGCCCCAGATTTCATCAACGGCCTCAAACAGCACGTTGATGTTATTCCGGAAGGTCTGAAGACCAACAGCAGCAACCGCGCGATCCATGGTGACAGGAAGATCGCCGCCAGCCGTGATATGACGGCCACCAGTCGTGGTATGCCTATGAAGGGTCATGCAGATTTTGCCGAATAGGAGCGCAGTGAGAAGCTCCCCACGGTGCATTTGCTGATCCCAGCAGACCTTGGCGTTAAGAGCAAAGTTGCGGTCATGCATGGTCAGCCCATAAAGCGTGGCCACACTATGATGATGGTTTCGCTTATTGCGAAGGATCACGCTCGGCGCCATGGCCTTGCGCTGAAGATTGAGAACAGTGAAAAGATCGTTCTCGCTGTCTCGCGTAGTAGAGAACCTGACTTCAGCGCCAATGCGGATTGAAGCGGCCTTGTCGGGAAAGTCAGTCGCGAATTTTCGCAGGGCCGAAATGCGCTGGAGGCCGTCAATAATGTATACATCGTTTTCCAGCAGCATATCATCGCCGCGTGAGGTATATTTCTCGCCCCGCATGCCCAACATGATATCTGGCAAGCGAGCGCCGGCTTCAACCCCTCTGCGCAGAGAGCTAACCTTGCCTCCACGGTTCTCCATAATCTCGCGCTGGTAGTCGCCAACGCGAAGGTTCTGAATGGCTTCCATATCAAGCCATCCATGGGCAACAATCTCTCCGTTCTTTTCATCCAGCCGGGATGACTGGAGACGAACGGAATTCATCTCTCGATCAGACTTGGCCATGAATTTCCCTCTTTCGACTATAGTTGCTCTCTATAAACGCCGATTATGGCTTATTTATAGCGATACTCCGTATGAGCATTGTTGCGGATGCTGTGAAGAATTTTGGGCGCCTTGCGCTTCTTGATACCCCGACGCGAATTACGATTGGTCTTGTCTTTGCCGCCACCATGCTTGCCATGAGGCAACTCTGACTTGGAGAGCGGGTTGATCTTGTAGGAGCCCGGCTCAAAGTTGCCGCCGCGATCAAAGGAAACAATCTCGGTGCGCAGGGCGCCGGGGGTCTTGCCGCGAAGCCAGTATCTTTCTCCGACTTTAAGAAAGATGCGGCCAATGTGAATGCGAGCCTCGGTAATGTGTGGAAGACGCCTTGCAGCCAAAGCCGCCGCACAACTTCCGGGCGCCTTGGTGCTCGCCTTGCGGCAATCCTCGCCGGTAATGTGAAGCATGATCGGCTTCTTGAGATTACGAACTGGAAGACCCTCGATGCGAGCAAATTCTTGCGACTTGGTAGGCATGGATTTTTTCCTCTTTGGTGAAACTGCCTCACCCATTAACCCATCTTGGGATGCATGTCAAGCACAATTTGGGTTGACCTTCAAACTTTTTTCTGTTAAGAGTTTTTTCTGGCAAAAATTCAAACGTCAAGGAAAATCGATATGCGACTTCGCGGTTGGATGGACAAGACCAATATCGATGTTCTGGGCGCCGCTAAGCTCTTTGGTGTATCGGTTCATGCAGTCAAGAAGTGGCTACGCGGTGATCGTATCCCAAGAGACAAGATGAAGGCTAAAATCAGCAAGCTTACGAAAGGTGCCGTTTCAGGCAATGATTGGGTTCCAAATGGCGATTGATAACTGGACAGCAGAAGAGAAGAGCATCTTGATCGAACACTGGGATAGTAACAAATCGGCCCAAGAAATCTCCAATATGCTTGGCACCAAGAGCAGAAATGCGGTGATCGGGAAGGCTCACAGATTAGGCCTCGCCTCACGCAAGAAAGCTTCGCCGCCCCGGAACCCAACCAAGGTTCCGAAAGTTGCAAACGATAACACCGAACCCAAGATGGCAAAGATCAGGACCATAAAGGCCAAGCCGCCTACCAAGCTCTCGGCAGAGGTTCCTCTTCCGACTGGTCAGCACCCTATTACCATCATGGAGCTAACTTCCAACACTTGCCGGGCTATCGTGGGTCGCGGCTCCAATGGACTTGCTACATATTGTGGTGAGGAAGTGTTCCCCGGCAAGGTCTGGTGTCCCGGCCATTGCGTGCTGTACTTCAATCATGAACCACGGCGGCGCTCGGCATGAGTACCGGGTCGGTCTACGCTAAATATGAGCTTCCGGAACAAAATCCGGAAGCTCACTTGATGTACCGGCCTGAGTTTAGTTTGGAGGAAATGGAAGCCGCTAGGCAGCTAATTAGTGCCTTGCGCCAAAGCCCACCTTGCGGACCTTCCCGCCCTGACCCTGATTGAATAGGTCGGCAATAGAGTAAGTGCCCTTCTCGATAGGAATAGGCACGCCGGCAACCTTGGCCGCCGCCTGAGCTTCATTCAGGTCCAACTCGCGGGTCCTGATCACGCCATAACAGCGCCCCGGCCTTAAAAGCGCTTCGTCCACCCGGCCAAAGTCAGCGGACCCCAGATTGGTAGTAAACACCAGTTTCTTGTTGGGAAGCTTGATAAGCCCGTCACTGACAGAGAGAAATCTGGCCATCATCTTATTGCCGTCATCCCGCTCGGAAAGGATGGTATCGGCGTCTTCGATGACCATGATCTCGGAGTTATCGTTAAAGAGAAATCCCTGAAAAACGGCGTCTTTCTCCATGAGTTTTTCGTCATAGATCACATGGGCAGAAAGCTTATGATCTATGATCAGGTGCCTGAGAAGCGTGGTTTTCCCGGTGCCGGGAGGCCCCGCAAGAAGCAGGACGCTGGCATCGGAAGCCAGATATTTATCCATGAAATCATAGGGGTCGCCAAGGTCCGGGTAATATTCCGGATGCAGTTTGGTCTTGTTTGGTGGAAAGTAAATATCGCGGGTTTCGGTGCCGTGGCGCCCCTCATACCACCATTTGACCTTGGCCATTTTCTCGTTGGCAAAGGCGCTCTCGATCTCCTGCTTGATATCCAGTGCCACGTCTTTCTCGGCATAGATATATGCCGTTATATCATGAACATCTTCGTTTTCTTCGCCATGGCGAGAGTTATTGTTGAGGATAACCAAGCGATCCGTACCCTCAATAACCACCAAGTTTGAATTAGGCATGGACAGGCGAGATTTATCTTCGCCCGCAATAACATGAACCTGATGATAGATATCGAGGGCCGAATTGGCTTTGCGCACCACGATCTTTGTGGTTTCTGAATAGATATTAAGCAAGGTGCGCGCGATGAATTGCTGGATGATCTGGTTCTCCAGCGACGTATCAACAACCGTCGCATGCTCCATCTGAAACGAATTGGTCTTGTCCATTTTCTTGCCTCTTGCCTTCAGGCTCTTTGCTGCCCTAAAATCATCCCAGTGAGTATTCCAGTGTGACATTTCTAGACTGGATCAAATCTTTAGGGCTAATTTATGACTAAGATCACGATGCATCTTCCATTTCCTCCAAGCACAAATTCATTGTGGCGTTCAAGCAGAGGGCGCGTTCATCTTAGCGCTAAGTATAAAGCATGGTTGAATACAGCCGGCTACGAATGGATCGCACAAAAGAAACATCAGCCTAATGGAATATCCGGGCATTTCAAAGCCATTTTAATACTTAACGAAGATATGCGCAGTAGAAAAGATTGCGATAACCACGCGAAAGCGCCTCTTGACCTTGCCAAACAGCACGGATTGATCGTGGATGACAAACTTTGCGATGCAATTCTTATCAAGTGGGGCTCGCCAAAGAAAGCTCCATTAGGGGCCAGACTTGTTCTTAAGGGTTGAATAGATTTCTTGCTCGAATAGAATATTCTCCAATTCTGTTTTTGGCTCTTTATCTTTCGGTAAATATTCAAAAGTGTCCGAAAGATAATCCCCGTCCATTTGCCCGGCCCGAAATTCATTATCATCCCATTTAACATGAACCAGCCAATCCTTCATATACTCCGACCAATAAGTTTGTTTTGTAATTATGGCTATGGCTCCAGCCCTTGCCGCCATCCCGCCCCGATCTACAGGCATGAAAACCCTATCACCCATTTCAAATATTTTCTTCATGACATACCCTCCAGTATTTCCATAGCCTGCATGGTTTCGTTATATTCTTCATTTCCTACTTCTATCGGGGACGGTTCTTTGAATAATTCCACAAAATCTTGCCAATACTCGTTTTTATACTTTTTATCGGCCCATTCTACAGATGTAGCCCAATAAGTTGGCGGCTCATTCGGTACGGCGAACGGACCTACACTATGGCCCTTGCGACTAACATTTTCAGGGCGCCATTTTCGATTGGCGGTAACAATTCCAATGCCTTCGCGCTGGAGTTTATTTTGGGTATTATATACCCTGACCCTATCACCGATCTTGAATTTTGGTTCGTCGCTCATGGTTGCCCATTATGGGTATAATCTTGTTGGTTTCAAGGCATTGACACACAAGCTGTAGAGGCTTGCCAGCAAGATCAGGATGTGATTGGATTTGGACTTCCGGGCCAATTGCCCGGTCCCCCCAAGAGGGAAAATAAAGGGGACCGGGCTTGAGGCTCAACACTAGTGCAGGAGCTTGCACCAATGGAACACGTCTGTTTTATAGACGCTATCTATAACAATATCAAGACCGGCATGGTTCCAATTTGGGACCGGCCATGACATCCACCGAAACTCTCATTCAAGAACTGGTTAATCTTGGGTGCCCCGCAGCACGGGCCTTCACCCTTGTCAGTGAGGCTAGAACGCAATGGGCCGCTGAACCAAAACAGCGCTCCCGGCACTCCCTCGCCCAGTCGAAATATTATTTCAAGCGGAAGGCTAAACGATCATCCGATGATCATCCGATGATCAGTGATGATCATCATGATCACTCAAAAGAAAGTCTCCATACCTCTAAAGAAAACATAGGTTATACATATTCTGTTAACTCACTACGTTCGTTAACAGCACCGGAAGACGGTTGCGATCTGTTCAAAAAAGGTCTCCCGCTTCTATCTCAACTCACTGGAAACAAAAGCCATTCTTCATTGCGTTCACTGCTTGGGCGCTGGGTAAAGATGGTCGATGGCGATCATGTTCATGTTCTCGCCGCCATCGAAGACGCCGCCCGGGAACAGCCCATCGATCCAAGGGGCTGGATATTTGGCCGGCTCAACCAAATCGTTCGGGAACGCAATAAAAACAGGCCAGAAAGCTACCAGAAAAAGGAAAGCAACCATGCCGTTCTTGCCGCTGTCGGAGCCAAAATCAGAGCCCTCTACCCCGAAGACCAACCCCAAGACGGCCCACCACTGGCTAACGCAGCTTTTCGGCTTATTCCCTGATACGGCGAACCTAAAATCTGAAATGGTTCAAGCCATGGTATTGATATTTTCTCAATATCCAGAAAGCACGCTCAAGGTTATTGTTAATCCTCTGGAAGGCCTCCCTTCTAAATTCAAGTTCTTGCCCGGCGTCATGGAATTTGGGGCGGCCTGCGCGGAAATCTCTGCTGCGGTTGAGTTGCAAAAGCAGAGAATTGCCGACCATGAACGAAAGGTTTATTACCAAGCCCTGCCGGCCCCTGAGAGGCCCGCTGAGAAGGGTTGCTATGAGGGGCCTATCGAACTGGTCAAACCCGGGGATATCCTCTCATGGGAGCGCCATGCTGAATACAGGGCCTATATGGAAGCCAAACATGGTTTTGACCCCGGGCGGGCAGTAGACCCCAAGAACTGGATGGATAGCGGTAGGCGCCCATTCGATACACTATCTGGCAAGCACAGTGCTAACCAAAATCAATCTACGGAAGAACCTAACCCCTTTGATATTTCCTAATAATCCTATCCCTCGATAAGCTGCCTTCCTAGTTCGATTTCCTCTAATGAGAAATCTGGCTCGACCATAGGATAGTCATTTTTTTCTGGAATAAGATCGTCTTCTGCATACCAAATTCTATCGATTGGAGGGGACATACCATCCCGGTTAACCAAAAAAATATCAGTACTGTCTTTTCTCTCTATTTTTTCAGTAATCTTGCCATGAATTTCATAATGCGGGGCATTGGAGTTATCTTCATATTCCCGCGTAACAATGACAACACGATCTCCCACCTTCATGTCATGTCCTCCATGATTTTCTGGGCTTGTTCTATTTCCGACAACTCAAAAGTATTGCCGGCGTTATTAGTATTTGTAACCATCTTTTTACGCTTGCGATAAAACGTGGATTTATGCATCCATGTTTCTGGTGTAAGGTCCCTTCCTGCGCCACTCATTTCAAGGCAATACAATGGGCCTTTCTGATAAAGGTCAAAAGGGTCAGAAGTGTCAAATCTGCCATATTTGTTTCGGCGTAACATCGCATAGTGCCCAAGATAATGGTCATTATGAAACTCTGGCACCCAGATATCATTGGCCTTATACAATGCCTTTATGAGCTTTATATCTCTCGGCAAAAATGGCCGGACGTGGTATTCTACTTTGTCAGACACCTTGCATTTCCTTTATGTAGAATTCTGCTAATTCCATATCGTCCAAGTCGAAGTCCGTTTCCATGACTTGCTGATAAGCCAGAGGCTCAACATGGGCCTCGCGAAACCAGAATTTGGGATACTCTCTTCTTCCTACGATTACCGGATTGTCGAATTCAACCTGAAAATCATATCCAGCCGACGCTATAGCCCTGACAGTGCCGAATGGCTCTTTAGTGAAGAGCATAGGCAGATTACCATCGCCATTCGCAGTAGGAACGGTTCTGATCAGAATTCTAACCCTATCACCTTCTTTGTAGGTCATGACAAATCCTCCAGTATCTTGCTGCCGGCCTCGATTTCATCTAGTGTAAAATCCGGCTGGAGCATTTCAAAGCGTTCTGGTTCAATGTGTTCGAACCCGTACCACCATTCTGATCGGTTCCCATCGTGCTTAAAAGAAATCAGCAAATCATAGTCAGTGGCATGAGTTTGGTTGGCGCTTAAATCCTCAATAACCCCTATTTGTCCCTTGATGGGACTGTAGCGTTTATCATGTGGGCCTCTTCTGTAAGGTTCCCTTCGGCTATCTCTTAATGGGACATAATCGATAAGAAACCTAATCCTGTCGCCTATTGCGAATTTTTGTTTGGGTCCCATGCCGGCACCTTTGGTTTATCATTCATAAGCATTTCCTGAAGGCGCTCGTTTTCGAGTTGAGTATCCTCAAGGGTTTCTTCTAGGCTTGCCAGACATTGCAGAACAGCGTTAGTTAGTTGCGCCATCGCACTACTCGCATGAAGCGGGTTGGCAAACTGGTCCGGAGTTTTCGGAAGCTTGTCGATTAGCTCTCTAAATTTTTCAGTGTAGACGCCCATATTTCTTCTCCTGCGATGACAGTCTCATATTCTTCTGCGCCGTTATTCATGACTTGCTTATTATATGGAAGCGCATCAAGGCCCGCTCTCAGGATTTTACCAATGTTGGCATTTGCCGTATTGCCGCCGTTTTATCGAAATACTCCGACACCCATATCTGGTCGTCTCCAGAAAGGTTCTGGTATTCGTTATGGGCCCGATCCCAAAGCTGCCTATCAACCATTCATGATCTCCTGCGCTGTTATGGCCTCTTCGTACTCTTGGGCCGCGACTGTCATAGGGGTGGGGACCAAATCCGGCATACGCCAATAAATGGCTTCCAATAGTGCCTGCCCATCATAGAGCGGGACCCTGTTTATTTTGTAGCGTCCGATGATAGTAGCGCGTTCAGCGGTCCCCTCAGGGGCCACTTTGTTCAAAAGGTTGACTATTTCAACCCACTTTGCGGTATGTATGGCCATATGCTATGATCCTCTTATGTTGGTCTTTACACCCAAACTGGGGCTAAATGATGGTTACTAATTCTGTGCTGCGCGATCCCAAGAGAGAACTCTTTGCGCAAAAAGTTTCTGCCGGCGTTCCCAAGGAACAGGCTTACCAAGAAGCGGGCTACCTTGGAAAATCAAAAATGGGCAGTTCTCGTCTTATGAATATCCCTGCCGTGCGAGCCCGCATCAACGAAATCATGGATGCTGGCGCCAAGCGTTCTGAGCTAACCAGAAAGGGTATTCTGGAGAGAATATTCGAAGACTGGGAGACCGCACGTAAACTCGGCCAGATACCTGCTGCGCTCAAAGCCGGGGAATTATTGGGTCGCGAGATGTTCCGGATGTTTACCGAACGAAAAGAAATTGGTGGCCCGGGGGATTTCGATCAGAAGTCTGAGGAAGAGCTTCGTCAGATCGTTACAGAGGAACTAAAACAACTGGGCTGGGAAGACCTATCAACCCAACCTCCCTCAGATACCGTCAATTAGCTCTTGCGCTTCGTGGATTTCATCTAGCGTGAAATCAGGTTCAGGTGGCTTTAGTTTGATTATCTCCAGGTCTTCCTCTGGATAAATAAATCCATCATGATGGGGGTGTATCTCTTCCACATGCGGCCAAATAACGCGACGCCAAGTTCTTTTACTGTTGTTTGGCTTGGTGTCTAATGCCGTTATTCTTCCAGTTTCTCCCTTGGATTGGTGCAACCAGTGACTTAGATTACCTTTGATTTTTACCAGATCACCTATTTTCATCTTTATCCCTCCATAATTGCTTAACACAGTCCCCCGTAAGGGACTGGCCTTAAGCAATTCAGAATGGCGCCGTGATGTATCCGGCTATGTAGCCAGCGCAGAATAACTCCACGCAGAAAACCAGACGGAAAAATATCATTAATGCACCGTATGGCCGGCGTGGCCATCCTCTTCGTTATGGTCCGGATCACCGCACTTGCCGAAAGCCGCTTTGGCCAAATCGGAAAGCTCGTCCGGATCGGTTTCGGCCTGAGCCATACAGGCCAGCATGAAGGGAATATAAGCCTCTTCAGGCACGCCAATGGCTTTCAGCACTTCATGGGATTTATCTACACCCCACTTGGCATGTTCCCCAAGTTTGTGATGCTTGTGGAAATGCTCGGCCTTTTCATGCAGAAACGGCACGATGCAAAGATATTTTGCAAGAGCCTTTTCAGCATCGTCGCCGGGGAAAACAGCAAGAAGGTGTTCTTTCTCAAGGACAACACCGTTGACCTTGAATTCCTTCTCGGTTTCCTCGACCTTGATCTTGATCATTCCAAACATGATTTCCCTCTCTCGATTGAAGCATAAGCGCTTCGTGCTGCGCTATGGACTAGCGTAGGACGAAAGGCTTGCTTATATTTACACCCAAATTGGGGAAAATCTATGTCTAAGACGTGCTCACGATGTTCTCAAACGAAACTACTGACGGAGTTTTATGCCCGTGGATCATGGTGCAGGACTTGCAACAAGACTATATGCAAAGCGTACTATGAAGCTCGGAAGCGACGGAATGGGAAGCTGGTAAGGCCGCGCAATCCGATCATTAATGGTCTCAAAAATTGTCGCCAGTGTAATACTGTAAAGCTCATATCAGAATTTTGGAAACACGGTAAATTTCCCGGCGCGTACTGTAAGATTTGCGCTAGTGAGGCAGGTAAGGCGTGGTATAAAGAGAATAAGCGTAAGGATAAGGATTGGAAACTGCGTCGCACTTACGGCCTCACCATTGATCAGTACGAACAAATATTGGCTCGACAGAATTATAAATGTGCTATTTGCAAAGTTTCTAATCCGAAAGGTCGGAATGGCTTCAACGTAGATCATTGTCACGAAACTAGTAAAATTCGCGGTTTACTTTGTTCCAATTGTAACATTGGAATAGGAAATCTTCAACACGACCCGGATATTCTCCGGGCCGCATTGAAGTATCTCGAAGTCTAGTAATCAACCGTTCGCCCAAAGGGCGCGCGGAGCTTGTTGTGGGCAGCGAAGTTCACAAATACGACGGGAAAGGGCGGTTCCTTGCCAAAGGAACCCGTCTCTAAATCTGTGAAAAAGATCATGCCAACTGATCCGGCATATTCTTCGTTCACAAGCTTCATGAGACTTTCAAAGTGCGTCCCTCCGCCCCCGCGAGGCTTCCATTCAATGACACCCTGCGAGTTGGTTACGACCGAAATTGACTTCGGTTCAGTGTCCACGGCAATAAGCGTGGCTTGGTTGATAATATTCTCGTCCAAAACCGCTGACGCCTCTGTCTTCATGGCTTTCAACATATCATCACTCACAGAGCCAGATACGTCAAATACCAACAGAAGATTGTAGATATTGTCATCGGCATAACCCGGCATAATCGGGTCCTGCCTACGACGATTTACGCGGGTCCAAGAACGACTTTCGCGTGATTTGGCATCGCGCGACATATCCCGGATAATATCCCGCCAATTCAGTTTCTCGACTGGCAATAATTCTTCTACCAATCGCTGAATGTTGGCCGGCATATTGCCGGCCTTCTTGGCCTTGTCAGAGGCGTTTGCTACCGCGCGTGACCAATCCTTGGCTGCCTGATCGGCCTCTTCCTGATCTTCCGGAGAGGGGTCTTCCATGCCGCCCGGTTGGTTAGCACCGTTTTCACCATCGCTTTGGCCTTTGCCGCCGCCTTTGCCACCACCACCTTTCTTGCTTTCCTGTTCTTCCAGAAGCTCATAAATCTCTTCCGCAGCTTTATTAGGATAAAGCCCATCGCCTTTCATTAACTCGGGATGTTGTGGAAAATACTGATGAACCAATGGCCTTACTGAAAAGTCAGTGGCTTGGTTCCACTTGTCCTTGTCGCGGGACTTCCTGCGGGGAACATGCGCCAATGCAAGGTGCATGATCACTTCAAGAATATCGCCCTCAATGTACTGATCATTTTCCTTGACGTATTCCGGATTGAAAAAGATGTTGATGCCGTTAGTCCAGATTGCGGGCCTACGGTCACTTTCTTCAAGCCGGGCATTGAACAGAAGGGACGCAAAGAAAGGATTGCGCCGCGCGATACGTTCGCGTGCCACCAATACCCGTCGCATTGCATCCGTATATTTGGTATTCCAGTTCCACATGATTTGTTCCCTCTTTATGAAGCATGTCGCTTCGTGCTGCCCTAGATTGCTCTAGGGCAGTGTCGAAACGTCTTACTTCTTATCAACCGCTTCCTGTACCAAGCTCGCCAAGTCTTTGTTGGACTTGAGACTGGTATCGCGCGCCATGGCTTCGTGTGCGGCCATGGAACGGATATCCGGAGTAAGCCGCGAAAGATACTCGGCAAACTTGGAGGCGTTCTTGAGGTCGATGTTCTTGGCCACGGCAGACGCCACAACATACTGATAGTGTGGATCAGTCGGGACCTTGGCCTTGCTCGGATTAGCCAGAATATCGCCCATCTTGGGAAGTCCCGCCGCAAGGTTATTGATGAACGTCATAAACTGACGCGAAAAGCCGTCACCAAGAATAGCCTGAGCATTGTTCTCAAGAACAGCCTTGGAGCTATCCATTGAGAGGTTTTTCAGGACCTTGTTGAAGCTTTCCAAAGACCTTGGCGTCGGAAATGCCGGATCAGTCTGCGATACCTTGTGAATATCGTCAGGCCGAAGTGTCAAATACGCGACAAGGCGCGGGTCCCAACCCCAGATTTTCATCTTTTCGATCAAACCCGGAGCGTCGGGTTCCACACTGACATGCGCCATGCGGTTCTCAAGAGGCTTCAGCATCTTGTTATCGCCGCCGCCGTCAGTCCGGGTATTGCTTGCCAGCAAAACGCGGTTTTTGTTGGGCAACGGAAAGCCGCCCAAACCACGATCCAGCACAAGGCTATAAGCCATCTGCTGAAGCTGTACACTCGCATGTCCGAACTCGTCATAGAACATCACGTGCATATTGCCGTCTTCCTGCGGAATGAATGCAGGCCGCGTCCAATAAGTCGCACGATTGTCCTTGTCGATAATCGGCATGCCAGTGCCATCCACAATATCCTTTGTGGAAAGCCGGGTATCATGCAAGATCGAAGTGCCGTATTCTTTGACTATGGCTGGCAAGACTTCGTTCTTGATGATAGAAGACTTGCCCACACCAGTCGGGCCATAGATCATTACCGGAACATCGGCAAAGACCAAAGGCAAGACGGTATCTGCAAGCTTGGTTATTTTCACCTTAAGCATGTTTGATTTTCCCTCTCGTCTGAGCAACATTGCTCACCAATGCGCTATATGGCTAGTACAGCGCATGGCGTGAACAGTGATTTACGCATACCTGCTATGCGTTATTGAGGTATCAAGACTGTATCCATGAGACCACACTTTTAGCGTTGTGCCGTCCGTAAAGGTAAGGATAATTGTCTCGTTATTCCCGTTGGTATTGTTGGCAGTGTCCATTGCCATGTATTCGGCATGAGAAATGGTCTTGCCAACAAGCTCAAAGATATTCACTGGCATCTTCCACCATCGAAGTGATTTCCTTGTCCCGCAAATCAAGACTTGCGAGCGTGGCCATGACTTCGTTAGCTACTTCCAGAGCTTTTGGCTTGCCATAAGGCGCAACAGGATCGTTGAACCTTTCAGGCCTGCGGCGCCAGTAGTCTGCGCTGAAATAAGTCAACCGGCCTAAATCAGTGATGACTTTCTTGATTTGCTTGTTCTCAGTCAGATTAAGCTTCTCAAGAATTTTTTGAGTATCCCTGATATTATCGATCAAGCTATCATGAATTTTGCCAAGTAATTCGCCCGTAGAAGGCTCTACTTTGACGTTTTCAAGCTTGTCAATAAAGGCCTGCACGACTTCTCTTGCGCGCCTTACCATGTCATGAGAAGCATCAACTAGCCGTTCTTCGATTTCAGCCTCAATGGAAGCTTTCGCTTCGCTTGCTGCCTCTTTCGAAATTTCAGCCATCAAATGCCCACTATCAGGCATAGGCCAATAACTAACCTTTGCCGTGAATAGCGCCTTAGCCTCGTCTTGGCTAGGATATTGCCGGCTATCGAATAACGGTCCTAAATCCCTTTCACTGGCTGCAACAAGTGCAGGATAGTAAAAGATATATTCGGAGCGCGCGTCTTCTAAATCTTTCAGCGCGGCATTTACGTCATAGCGAAAAGCCTCCAGTGTTTTCACTGGAATCAATCGCATGTTTTCATTTCCCCATGGCAGGGTATAACGGTAGACGACTTCGCGAACGCGCTGGCTTGCCGCTAATATCCTCTTGACCGTTTTATGATTGCGGTCGATCAGATAAGTAGAGGCTTGCGCACGCTTGTCAGATACATGATATGTATTCTGAACCAACGTTGAAGCTTTACTATTCTTGCGTTGGCCAAGCAATCCGCCGTTGGAAATGGTGACAGATACCAGCATTGCTTTCTTAGTGATATCCATTTGATCCCTCTCTCTATTAGAGCTTAATGCTCTATGCTGCACTGTTGCCAGTGCAGAGGTAGAACATTCAGGAGTTAAGCCAATCCTTGGCCGCTTTCATGGCTTCTTTATAATTGACTACGGCAATGGTATTGCCGGCTATCGCCGTAGGATAAATGGGTTTCCCGTTTTCGTCGCGGAAATAGATTTCCCAACCTTGACCATAATGGCGAACGCCAACGTGGCCTTTTGATCCCTCAAAACTATACCACTGGTTGGCAAGTTTCTTGCGTGCTATCTTATTCATGTGCTTCCCTCTCTATTGAAGCTTAATGCTTCTCACTACCGCTCGTAAGCGGTAGGACAGAAACATTAGAGCGTGGCAGTTTTGCCTTTACTGCCGTAGAATTGCAGACTTTCTTGATCCCGCAGAATTGTCTCATATTCGACGGTATCAATTCCCGTTGCCGCCAAAAACCGGAACGTATCGAAATTGTCGTTTGTGCTTCGTAGATAGTCTGCAAACAAACGGGCAATTTCGAGGCGTTTATCAGGGCTAACGCGCGAGATAATGCCGGCGATATATGCAAAGTGTCGATGTTGCATAAATCCGGATTTTATCACTCTTGCGCTAACCCTGTCCTTGGCTAGTGCCGATTTAGCTGATAACGGCATTTTTCTTTGCCTTTCTATAAGCCACAATGGCTGCATAAATCTTTTGCTCAGGTTCATGCGTCATTTCAGCGATGTTCTTGACGGTTTCATGTAACGCAAGGGCAATGCCTTTGTTTCTGCCAAGCCTAAACGAGGCATAAACGCCAAGGCCATAAACTAGGCCGATCATGAGATAATTTTCTATTGCCATGGTTCCCTCTATTCGTCGTTTGGAGTTTCGATTAAATCTGGCAAATCGGGCGGAATAGCTGCGGCAATTTCAAGTTTGCCTAACAGCCAGTCCCAATATCCAAGGCGCGTATTGTCCTCAGATACGTCCCGCTGCCAGTCGGCAACCGGAAATTTATCGTTCTCTTTCCAGATGCCGCCGTGTTCGTCTGCCAGCAAATAAGCTTCCGGGGACATTATTTTGCCCTCTTGTTATCTGCCCGATAACCTTTTCGGTTATAAGCATATGAAGCTTTCGGCGCAGTGAAAGTCACAACCTTAGGCGTAGGCTGCCCGACATGCTGGCGCGCGTCTTTAAGTGTCTTATGCGCGACAATCTGCGAGGCATCGCCAATGCTGCTTTCCCGCACGGTTTGATACCGCACTGTTTCGCCGCGAATATTGGAAACCTTTTGGATTGCATGACCGTTGTAACGGTCGATTGTTCTTAACATGGTTATTCCCTCTCTCTATGGTGAAGCAAAATGCTTCGCAATGTAGTAGGATTAGCTACTACATGCCGAAACATTCAAGCGTTGGCAAATTCAATCCAGTCCGATACATTGGGCGCGTATTCGTGATGATAGTCGAAATTGAAATTATCTAATTCCGCCTCAGGAATAAGATAATCTGCGATATTATCACGCCAAGCTATTTCGTAATCATCCCATTTGCGAGAGATTAAATATTCCAGATGCCTGTTATTGTCCCAAGCCTCATTCCATGTTCGGTCCCTCCATCCGCCGCGCTTGATAACCATCATTTCCGAATAAACCATGCTGGCATTATTTGCCCAGTTTCGGGAATACGGATTGCCAACCATAGGCAAGGGATGCTTGTATTTGCCAAGCCGTGATGGCATTGTCAGGCCGGTTTTGAATTTATACGGCCAAGCTTGAAAGCCTGCTTTCTTCTTTGCCATGATATTTTCCCTCTCAATGAAGCTTGAGTGCTTCCCAATGCGGCGCGAACGCCGCACGGCGGAAACATTCATTTGGCTTTGTAAGTGATTTGCACATTTTGACCGATAAGCCAGTGTCCAATTCGCAAAAATTGGACCCCTAGCCAAATACGGTAATTGCGCTTAAGCCAGATATTCATGGGCGCATAATTTCGAAGTGCCGATAACCTTCGCGCCAGCGCCGTGCTTTCCAAGTGAGTGGATTGTACGGATTGGCGTGAATTGAATATCCCTTGCCGGCCATAACGAAACCTGTTTCGAAAGCTTCGTCGCGACCTGCGATGGCTGTTGCTAGACTGTAGATCATGATATTTTCCCTCTCGATATAGAGCACAATGCTCTAGACTGTGCTGGAATAACCAGCACAGGGTTAGAACATTTATCGCCGTTTATGCTTGGCAAATAACGACTGGGAGGCGAAAAACCTGAAAACATATTTCATGGTTTTATGCCCAATGGTCGATATTAGTGACCCACATATTGCGCGGCGAAGTCTCGCCCTTGCGGCGATATAACTTGACGTTATATGGCCGGCCGTCATCGTGGAAAAATTCGAAGATATCGAATGTATTCACCGATTTCGGGATAGGACCATGCAACGGGACAAGCGGCATGCTCCAATCGGTATTTGCGGGGCGATCCTGATCATATTCGCTTTGCTCTGACATGAATATTTCCCTCTATTTAGAGCGTCCTAAATGGACTAACCCGCTAGGTGTTCTAATACCTAGCGGAATAAATTAAGCAGCAACCATTTCGCGATAATTCGCGGCGGTTTTGAACGCTTGTGCCGTGGCGCGCATGTAATTTTTGTACACACTCGGCATAACTAGTTCCGCAATCTGCCAGTGATAGTCGGCATAATGCGCAACGCGTTCTTGGTAGGCTTCCCAAGCTGGAATGCGGATGCTTTCATAAACATCCTGTTGAGCGGGCGAAAGCAAATCGGCGGCCAACTCGCCCCAATTTACTTCTGCCAAGTCATCCAGCGCCAAGGCTTCAGAAAGTGTAAGCATGGAATGTTCCCTCTATTGATTGACCGTAAATGGTCTAACAGCCGTCGAGGGATAGCCTTTCAACCCTAGAAAGCCTTGTGGGCGATCAGGCGGAATAGGCTATCCCCCTAGGCCAAACGTAAGAAAACCTCCCAGCGGGCTTTGTAAGCCGTTTGAGGGGCATTCTAGAAAGGGAAAGGGTGCAGTCTTTAAGACTGCTATCATGCTAAGATGCAATGCTTTGATTTTTATCCCCTAATCAACACTCTCGACCGTTCACGGCTTGCTAGGGTTTATTCGTGGAATTACCAAATGCGCGCGATGGCGTTCTTTTGGATTTGCCCGATACCTACTGATTAGAGGGGATAGCGCGGTTTTTCCCTTAGGTTACCCTCTGATTGCGTCCCCGCGCTGTTTCCGGACCTTGATCCGGGCTTTGGGTTGGCTGGCACTGTAAGGTGCCTCATACTCTCGCCTAAGCTAACTGTCACCGTTGGCTTGCCGTCTTATGATCCTAGAGCGCTCCGTAGTCGGGAAGCACGTTAACGGTTTCTAGCTTGGCAATGGAACCGGGCAATTTATGAAGTCTTGCCAAGACTTGGCTAGGGCTTGATCGGCCTAGCGAGTGAAGTGGGTTGGTATGTGATCTCCTAGTGAATTAAACTAAGGCAAGACATACTCTCTTGCCAGCCATTGAGAAGTCATGGAAATGCATGGCTGCTATGCAAAAACGCATAACCTGCTATAATCGACGCGTCGAATATGGAGTGGGCAGGGACATGAATATCACGGTTGATATTGGGCAAATCCTTATGGGAATTGCACAATTGGTTACGGTTGGATTATTGGTTCGCAACATGAAAGCCGGCAGAAGGCGCGACAAGGCAATCGAGGAAATACATCTTGCTACTAACAGCATGAAAGACGCGCTGGTGTCGGCCACAGAAAAGGAAAGCTTCGCGCGTGGCGTCAGGTCTGGCGAGTTGTCATCGATGAATATCAACCATCGGAAGGCTGATGATAAAGGGTAATATAATTGCGTGATGGCATCCCGCGCTAAGATGCTTCGCAATGCACAATGACAAGTATGTTTACACTGTCAAGATTACTCTATTACCGTAGGTATCGCAACTGCGAACCTGATATACTCAATTCCGGATATGGCTCTGGGATCGAATAGGATGACCAGCGATAAGCGATAATATCCCCGCTAGGTAACCAACCCGAAACCGCAGCCATATTGCTAGGCCTTCTAATTGAATAATATTAGGGCCATTCCGGTCATGATCATGCACCCAACGCATAACTCTGTATACTAGAGCTATGCATATAACGCGGGACAAGATAAACCAAAGACTTAACCAAACCTATGCAATATCCGCATAGCTTAGAACCAATGAACGATTATGCACCTGCAACATTCATGTGACGAATACCAATAGCTGATATACGAATGATAAATGAAGGCAATCGTTAGGGAAAACTGTCTTGCCGCTCTCGCCTACTGTGAAACCCATGTTGGTGTATCAGCTATTTGATGTTGCGACTACCGCAACGTGGCTACCCCTCTACTGGGCCACCGCAAACGATAATCATTTGCATCTGATGATTGTGGTGTATCGTCAGCAAACATCATGCCAGACACCTACGCATTACATGCATTGCACCTATGCGCCTATAGCATGGCTCATGGTGCGTTGCGGCAGGAAAAGGGACCCGGACCCGGTAGGACCCCCGTAATAGAGCGGGCCACCTGTTGGCCGTCTTTTCTGTCCCATCTTTTCTGTAATAAAATCCTAGAGAGACCCACTTTGGGATTGTTGATTTCGGCTTCGCTGTTTGTGATCTCCTGATATCCCAATTTGGGCATAATTTAGTGGTAGAGACCCAAGATGTCCAGTAAAGCGCAGAAATATGATTTTCGGGTTGGGGACTTGGTGGTCTGTGCTGACATTTCGGGCGACACCAGACAACTGACGCTTGGCGTGACTTATAAAGTAGAGAAAATACTCAGGAGCCATATTCAGATTATTGGCGACCGTGGATATCCTATTAACAGATTTGCTAGGCAATTTAAGCCGGCGCCGGTTCCCGAAGTTATTACCTCCGAAGTTATTACCTCCGATGACCAAGAATACCATGAAATCCTGAAGGCTCAAGAGATTTATGAGGATGCGACCAAATGAAAACAGGAAATACCGTCTGGTGCATCAATGGCGGGCCGACGCCGGTTGGCGAAAGCTCGTATCTGACTGTCGGTAAAGAATACGAAGTCGAGCTGATTACCGCCAATCATGTCCATGTTACTGGAGATCATGGATGGGTTGTGGTGCGCCGAAGGGACAGGTTCGCGTTGATGGCCCCCACGTCTCCGATGGAGAGTATGGCAGAAGAATACCATGACGCCCTCCAAGGCCAAGAAATATACGAGAGCCTGATCGAATGAAATTCATGGTTGGCGATAAAGTCAGGGTGATCATTCCCCAATGGCACGGGAACCGTGAGGGTGAAGTCAATCATGCTTGCTCAATCCATGCTATCTACATAATTGGGTGTCGCGCCGTGGTAAATTTTCTTGGTCTGTTCAAAACCAAGCCTTCCATTGCCAAGCCGCTTCAGGTGCCGGGAATATCCCCGCCGCCTCAATTTTCCATAGGCGATATAGTTATGCTCAGGGATATAAACCCCTACAAGGGCTCGCTATCCAGCAAGAACACATATTCAGTTCTCAGGTTTATACCTCCGGACCATCTTTGCGTTCAATCCGATACCGGAGATAATTCTTGGTATTCCGCCAGATATTTCACCTTGGTACGGCAATCGCCCCTTACGGCAGCCGACGAATACGAAGAGATCATGAAAATTCAGGACAGCCTTGATTTAGCCGAATTTCAAGGTCATAAAGACCACAGAGACTAGCATAACATGGGTCCGTCCTCCGAAGCGGATACCCTGCTGTAGTTGGGAAACTGGTAGAGCCCATAGTCTTCAGGTCTTGCGGCGGCCTTGTAAGCTGAGCGGCATAAACCTTGGCGGATGAAAGCCAAAACACGGCAAGTCACACCAAGACCAGCAAGCTGGTCTAAGATCAGAAGTAATTCTTCTTGGGGCTGCCGTAAATTCTAATGTCTGAACCCAAACCAGAGAACGCAAAGAACCCGGCGAGCTTCGCTCCCGGGGACTTTGTGCATTTCGAAGACTATCGGAACAAAGAAGATGTTTACGGCTATGTTACTCACGTTCAAGGCTCAGATGTATGGGTAGATGTAGATGCCGAGAATAAATGGATCGTCAGTGCATCAAGTCTGACATTTGTAATGCCCGCCAAAACACCGATGACGGACGCCGCAGAGGAATACGAAGAAACAATTCTGGCACAAGACATGATGGAAATCCTCCATGGATGAAGACGATAAAATCCGCCATGCCAAATCAGTTAGGCGTATTTATAATGAAGACCAGCAACAAAAAGATGAATTTGGGGCTTTGCTAAAGATCGTGGATGATAGATTTGGAGAGGAGTGGCGCTCCAAGATCATCGATCTTGTCTGGCTGGATGCAACAGACGAGATGTCTTATCGCGATCTTTATAATCTTGCCATCCATAAAGCCAAGCTAAAGCTGAATATAATTGTGCTTGATGCCACCGAGTATGAAGAAACCATGCGCTTCTCGGATATTATGGAGACGCTATGATGATTTGGTATTTTTTATACTTTATCTGGGCATTTACTGGCGTATCCATAATAGGTGCGCTTGTGGTCATTCGTTATAATATCTGCATGACAAGAATGATGAATGTAAAAAGCGACTTGTGGAGCGGGTATGATTGTAATTTTTGTGCACTGGGCGAAAACTGTCATCATCTCAAGACAGAACTAAGACATATCGAATGGGATCAAGTCCACAAGTGTATGTTCTGGGGCAGGAACTATCGTCGGCATCTTGAGCCACTGACCCAGTGTGCATTGAAAGGTATTTATCCAGAAGAAAATGATTGTCCTATATTCTGGAATTCCTACAAGAATATTTACCCTCTTCTGCAAGAAAAGCAGCGACGGCAGGTTCTTGCCAATCTTACAGGCTGGAACCAACCACAGGTGATGTTTACGCATGAACTTGAATGTCTTGGTTTCAATGTCTGGGTTTTTGATAGTAAAAATAACTCTACTAATGCCGGCGCAGAAGAATATCTTGAGGCCATCAAGGCGCAGGAAATTGCAGAGCAAATGGGACTATGAAACGCATCCTGATATGCGGCAGCAGGGAATTTTCCAATTGGGATATATTCTGGAATGCTCTACATGAGATCGCTTGGTGTTATTTTGCTAGAGGGCCGCTGGATAATCAGGGTAATTTTACCTATGCGGTGACTGTCATCTGCGGCGGCGCAAAGGGTGCTGATACGCTTGCGATGGAATGGGCGGCAATCGAGAACGTCAATCTGGAAATCTATCTGGCTGAGTGGGACAAATTCGGCAAGTCTGCCGGCTATCGCCGCAACAAGAGAATGCTGGATGAAGGCAAGCCTGATATTGTAATTGCTTTCCCCGGTGGCATCGGGACAAAGATGATGGTGGATATCGCCAGACTGGCCAACGTGAAGATAATTAAGGTAAATGTCACTCCTGCCGGATCGCACTATGTAATAAGCGAGGACACCGCAGGCAGCCTAGACCCCGGTGCCGAAGAGTACGAGCAAATTATGGAAGCGATAGATTTAGTGGACAAAATGTCTCCATAATGCCGCATTTCGATGCTATCTACCGCGAGATGGTCGAACCGATGACTTGCGGTGTTTGCACCAAATGCTTCAGGTATTTATCGGGTAGACGCAAAGGACAGTGCATCCATGGCGGGCCGTATTTAGGTTATGTTCATGTCGAACCAAGCGAGAATGCAGAACCGGAAGTACCGCAGGAAAATAGCGGCAATAGAGAGAAAATACCGGAAGCGTACTCAACAGGAAATCTATGAAGATGTATTGAGGTATCAATATGCCCAAGCGCGGCAAGCATTTGAAGCCAGAAAAGCCTCTTTACCTGAAGGGGCACGCAAGGCAGATATGGAGGGTGGTTGATGGTGCGGTTCTTGACGCCTTCAAAAACCACCCCGATTATCTGACCCACAAAGGTTCTCGGAACCAGACCGCAAGGCGCAGTGTCGTCAAGCGGGTTACTGGCTCCGTTCTGAGCTACTTGGTGCAAGCCAAGTGGGGGCGCTCCGGTGCATCGTGCCGGCGCCTGTAAATGGCAGGAAGAGTTAGCGCGAAGATGGCTCTTTTTGCCGACTGAAGAGGTTCTAACCTTTTCAGGGCGGGGAGGGAAGTTACGCTCCCTCCCCGCTAACGTCTTGAGAGAGGGAAATATGTTTCTCACGAAAGAGCAAGCCAAAGAGACATGGTGTCCGTATGCGCATGTCGTATCGCTGCCAGCGCCAGTTATATCCGGATATAATAGAGCTTGGATAAGAGGCGGCAAAGCTGAAAATAATCATCCAGCTTGTACGGGATGCCTTGCCGATAAGTGCGCCTGTTGGCGCTGGGAAGCCTCTCTAACTGATATAGACCTGACGACTAGCTCCGTTGAGAAGCGCGGTTATTGCGGTCTGGCCGGCAGACCATGCTAGTCACTGAACAGGAAGCCCAGAAGCGTTGGTGCCCTATGGGTCGCCAGCCGACCATGGTGCCTACAGGCGCCAACGCAAATATGTGGACGCATGTAGCCGCCAATCGTCAACCCAATGGCGACGTGCCATCCTGTCTGGGCTCTCTATGCATGGCTTGGCGATGGCATGACGAAAAAACCTATCGTGAAATTGATGTAACCACTAACGAAGTTCTGGACGAACAGCCAAGGCGAGGGTTTTGCGGGTTATTTGGGAAGCCTGAGTATGCAGAGTAATTCGCGCTGCACAAAATGCGGCAAGACCAAAACGGCCAATGAATTTGGCGTAAGGTATCGTATTTTGGTATCTGGTAAAAAATCTGGTCCATTTTTGGAAAGCTGGTGCTTGCCGTGCAAGCGCATCTATAATGGAAGAAGCGGCCCACGAAGAAGCGTCCGCAAACAAAAATTAATAGCCATGCATGGCGGCAAGTGTGTCAAGTGCCATGGCATTTTTCACCATGCGGCCTATGATTTTCACCATAGGGACCCCTCTCAAAAACACTTCCATCTTACCGCTCTTTACGATAAGAAGTGGGATCGGTTGGTTGCGGAAGCCGCCAAATGTGATCTAATATGCTCTAACTGCCATCGCGTAATGCATTACGAAGAGGGTATTATTGTTTTTCCAAGCAAGGCCACAACGATGCTGGCCTCACGCAGGAAGGCTCGTCTGAACTATCAACAAGATCAGGCAAATTACCGCAATAATAGGGAATAACAGCCATGGGCGTTCTAGAAGAGCTTCACGACGAACACAAAGCCCGCCAAGAACGCATCGCCAAGGCGGCATTCAAGACAGTCGCCCTCCCACCTAAACCACTAACCATCACAAGCGAAGACCTGCCATTTGCCAGTTTTGATATTATTCTCAATGAGATATGTGCATATTTCGGAACTAGGGTAGAAGATATCCTTTCCTCCCGCCGCCAAGCCGATCTTGCCAAAAAACGCGCCATGCTGGCCTACATGACTTATCTGCTGACGCCTTTATCTAACCCTCAAATTGCCATAAAAATGAACCGAGACCCCACCAGCATAGGTTACGCTATCAACAGGGTCAGAAATAACCTTAGCATGCACACCGAGACCATCGATATACTGGAAGCCAAGATCGTCCCGCTGCTGGAAGAAAAAACCCAGCGGGTCAAGAAAAGAGATAGATAGTGAGTACCTTCATTGCATACTTGTTGCTTGGTGTGGCTGCCGGCATCATCGCGAGTGTGATCTGGAAGCTTCTCAGCCATGAGCGCAAATTCAATAACTATGTGGCAGAGCTTCGCGGCATGACCGAGGCCATGAAGCAATCCAATCGCGAAGTCAGTGAGCTTCACTTCAGGGACATTACTGGAAGGCCGCGCATTGTGCGGATCGTGGTGGATTATGGCCTGACCGATGAAGTGCTTTCTGACGGCTTGATAGATTTTGTCCGCTCTACCAAAGTGGCCAACAACACCGACGAGATGATATTCTCTCCCCGCGCAGTCCGAGAACTTCGCGCCAAAGGCCTTGAGCCTGATGATGTTGTCAGGCAAATGCTGATTGCATCAGGGATTATGCCGCGATGATCTCACGCTTGCTGGATTATATGGAGAAAATAGCCAACCCAAAAAAGGAAACTCCAGTGGCAAATATAAACTCATATTATGGCATTGCCGGCACTGCGCCACCGACAGTGCCGGCTGGTGGCAGCGGTACCTATTGTTCAACCGGCAGTGCTGGCATCAGTGCTGGCATTGCTTACCATCAGCATGCCCAAGTTAACAAGGTTAATGGCATGGGCCTTCCAATGTTCCCAAGCGGACAGGTGGTGACTATTTCCTTTCGCGATGCTTATGGTGTTATGTTCTCGCTGGCGGTTGATAGCACTGTTGTTACGTTGATGAACCATATTGATGGTATCCATGGCATGGCATCAGCGCAGTTTACGCCTGTGACTAAATTCAAGATGAATGATGCAGATTTCTCCATCGATGAACTGGAGAAAGCCGAAAAGGTTATGGAAGAGTTGGGATATGAGCGAGCCTAGTCATACCAGACCCAAAATTGTCAAAGATACTTCTCCACTCTCCAACAATAGGCAGACGATAGGTCTGCGCATCAAATGGCTTCGCGCCCAGCAGAAGCCATACATGACACAAACGCAACTGGCACAATTGGCCAAGATTTCTCAGTATAGTGTAGCGCATCTGGAGCTTGGTCGGGGAACAGATTTTAGAATTAGCACGCTGCGGAAGATAGCCAACGCCTTGGGTTGCGAAGTCTACATCAACATAAAGTCGAGACCATCGAGGGCTGAAGGGGAGTGTATGGTTCCAAGTCTTGAGTTGCCGCGCCCTGTAAGACCGAAGACCAAAAGCACGGCGAGAGGCCGGTGGCTGGCCGCAAAATTCCAACGTTCTTTTCTGAAAAAGGATCACCCGCTCGAACGGTTTCAAGAACGTGTAGACTTTTACGCAGCGAAGCGTTTGGCGCGCGAGGCCGAGAAGGACGAGTAGAGTACCAAACATCCTTGCAGGCCGCGATCATCTGGCCAAATTCGACCGGCTCCATGCTGAAAGCAGCATCTGACCCGCCAATGGCGCGATCAATAATGAAGTGCTTCTCGATTATAGAGGCCCCAAAGGATACCGCGCCGCAAGCAGTACCAATGCCAAGAGTATGATCACTAAAGCCAACCTCATGACGGCCTCCAAGTAAACTTTTCAGGGGTCCTAATGCCGGCAAATTGGTGCCTGCTGGGTCAGCAGGGTAGTCCGATACGCAATGCAGTAGTGCCAGATTGGACACTGACGAGAGACTGCCGGCATTATAGGCATTGATGGCGTCGATGATTTCTCGGGAAGTGGCCATGCCTGTAGATATAATTACAGGAAGGCCTGTGCTTGCTGCGTAGCGTATAAGGGGCGTGTCTATTAACTCGAAACTACTAATCTTTAAAGCTATACTATCCAGACTTGAGACTAAATCGACACCAGAGAAGTCAAATACAGATGAAAATAGCGGTATATTCTTGGTCTTGGCGTATTTGAATAGCTCCCGAACCATGTCGGGAGGCGTTTCTGCTTCTTTATACAGATCAAATAGCCTTTTTCCCTTCCACAGACCGCTCTCCAATACATAACCATCGTTTGCACAGAGCTTTTCTGCTGTATAACACTGGATTTTGATGGCATCAGCGCCTACGTCCATGGCTGCGTCCATGGTTTCGCATGCCGTCTTGACGCTACCGCCATGGTTGCTCGAAATTTCTGCCACTACATAGGGCAAATAGTCAGGACCGATCTCTCGACTGCCTATTTTCATTTTTCTAACTCACCCAGAAGCTTTGAAATCTTCTTATCGGCCTTACGGATGTTCCTGAGAACCATTTTAGTTCTAGTTGGAGCGCAATTAATGGCGATTTCCAATATTTTCATCCATAGGTCATTGTTTCTAGCCCTAATTTCCTTGATCTTATATAGTTTTTTTCTCATAGGGCATCTCTCAACTTGCTGACCATGGTGTTGATCTCTTCATCGGTTGGATCGAAAGCACATACCTCGAATAATACCATGCGATCTTCTACGTCTTCGACCGCAGGAAGCCAGATTTGGCGCGACTTGAAGGCTTTCAATTCATAGAGCGGTCTCAAATAGCCGGCCCTGAATGGCTCAGGTATTGGTTTTCTTGGTTTGGTTCTTAATTGCGCTCCCCAGACGTAGTAACTATGGGTACATCCTTGTCTGATGGAAGGTGGTATAAGAACATCATTGGGCGGAATTAAGTCGGTGATCTTCTGAGCCAGAGCCATCCTGCCGGCGATAATCTCTGGCGCTTTCTTAAGCTGCTCAATGGCCATAGCGGCAGTTATCTCCGTCATGCGCAGATTAAGGCCGGTTATGCCCCCGCGCATTTCGCCATGGTTCATGGCCTCTCTGAGCTTGGTATCAAGTGTATTACTTGCTGTGACGACTATTCCTCCCTCGCCAACCTGAAGATGCTTGTGGACGTTAAGGGAGAATACCCCCATATGGCCAATCGTGCCCGCATAGCGACCCTGCTCTTGAGCAAAAATCGACTGAGCATTGTCCTCAATGAGATAAACTCCATGGTCATCACATATGGACCGCAATTCGTGAAGATGTGCGGCGTGGCCGAAAAGATTTGTGACGATCACTGCCTTGGTCTTTCGAGTAATCGAATTAGCCACGTCCACGGGATCAAGCGTGTAGGTCTCTCTCTCGATATCGGCCCAGACCAGCGTGGCGCCAAGTACCTTGGGTGCTGCCGCTGTAGCAGACATAGTATATGGCGAGACAATGACTTCATCGCCGGGACCAACCTCGATAGCCATACAGGCCGCAAGCAGCCCAGACGTGGCGCTATTAACGGCAACGGCATGTTTGATATCGAAGGCTTTCTCCCAGCCTAACTCAAGTTCAGTTATGGCCCTTCCACCAGTTGGGTGTGAGCCGATATATCCAGAGAGCGGATAACCCTCAATAATATGATCAGCCGCGCCACGCTCTGCATTCCCGATTGTATTGAAGCTCTTCATTATAGTTCTCATGTTTCAGGAAATTGGCTCTAGCATCCTGCATTGTTTTGCCACTACCAAGACAGATGCCATAACGAAATCCGCAATACCAAATCTTGGTTTCTTCATCTTGGATGAAAACATATTTCGGCAGGAATTTAATCATAGCGTATCCCTTATCTCTTCCACTGAAAGAAAGCGCTCATTAGTATCGGATGAATATCTCATGCCGGGCTTGGTGTTATTCGTTGTATCCGGATTAAGGATATACCTATCCCAGCTTTCGAGGGCCATATGGCTTTCATCGTCTGTGATCAGCGTCTCATGCAGCTTTTCTCCGGCCCGAATGCCGATCATGGAGTGATTACCGCCCGGGTCAATCGCCTCTACCAAGTCCATGATATGGACAGAGGGTATCTTGGGAACGAAAATCTCGCGGCCCTTCATCATGCTCTCTGAAGAAAGAACAAAGTCCACCGCCTCGTCCAGCGTCATCCAGAACCGTGTCATGCGCTGGTCGGTTATCGTGAGAGGTAGACCCCGAGCATGTAGGGATTTGAATAGGGGGACCACACTACCGCGACTGCCCACCACATTGCCGTACCGCACAACGCTGAACTGACACCGCCCAGCAGCCAGATTATTAGCGGCCACCATGATCTTTTCGGCTGCAAGCTTTGTCGCCCCATAGAGGTTAAGCGGGCTGACAGCCTTGTCGGTGGAAAGTGCGACAACTCGGCTAACACCAGTCGCCATCGCTGCCCTGCATACATTTTCTGCCCCATGAATGTTGGTCATCACCGCTTCGAATGGATTATATTCGCAAGTCGGCACGATCTTCAGAGCCGCCGCGTGGACTACAAGATCGGCTCCATACATGGCCATCTCAAGGCGCTTACGATCTCTTACGTCTCCTATGAAAAATCTCATGGCTGGATGATCAAAGTGATGCGCCATGGCCTCCTGAAGCTGCTCTCCGCGAGAATATATGATTATCTTGGCCGGTTCCATAGGAAGAACCTTGCGCACGAAGGCATTGCCGAAGGAGCCGCTGCCTCCGGTGATCAGGATAGTTTTACCTTTCATCGCACAGTTTTTCCCTTGATGACTTCACCTTCCAGTTTCACGCCGGCTGAAATGGCCTTGAGGGTGCTATCCCAAGCATAGATAACACGATCCAATTCTGGCTTATTGTGGGCGTAGCAGGTATTATGAGACCCTATGATCAGCACGCCATTCTTGGCCATCTCCTGAATGAAGATGCTCTGAAGGTGTTTATCCCTGAACTTAATTCGGTTTAGTTCTGGACGTGAATATAACTCAATACCTTCGACACTATATTGCTTGATAAGCGTATTGATTTGTCCTCTGAGAACCTCTCCGACTGTAAATAATTTATCATGGACTTGGAGCGCGGTCAGCTTATCAATGGTGGCAATCGCTGCCGCAATCGAGAGCGTTTCCCCGAAGAAGGTCCCTGAATAAGAAATCTCAGGCATGCGCTTCATGTACTTCTCAAGACCTACAAGAGCGCTGATAGGCATGCCATTGGCCATGGCCTTGCCGAAGGTGGACAGATCGGGCGTGACACCATATTCGCGCTGGAGCCCGCCCATTCCGCAGCGGAAGCCAGTTATGATTTCATCGAAGATCAGAATGATGCCGGCATGATCACACTGCCGTCTTAGAAGCTCTAGCTCTTGTCGCGATTTGAACTCTGGCTCCAGTATAATAGCTGCCGGCTTTACGCTTTCGCTATCAAACATAAAGGCATCAGGAATTGGCCTTGATAAGTTTTGCACATAACCCGGGATACCGTTAGTGTGCTCACTTACCGACATACTCCAATCGTGCCAACCATGATATCCCCCGACATAGACCCTATCCCGCCCTGTAATATGTCTGGCAAGCCTTATGCCGGCAGTAGTCACGTCACTGCCGTTCTTGCCGAACCGAACCATTTCCGCAGATGGAATGTGGTAGTTTAGTTTCTCGGCAAGTTCCTCTTCCAGAGGCGTTGCCAATGAAAAAGAAATTCCTCGCGATAGTTGGTCCCGTATGGCTTGGTCAACGTCAGGGTCCCGATAACCAAGAACATTAGGCAGCAGGCCACCAACAAGGTCCACGTAGTCATGACCATCCACGTCGAACACATATCCACCATCTCCATGGGTTACGAAAAGGGGCGCCACCCCTTCAGGGAACATTAGCTTGGATTTACTGAAAGTCTGCGCTCCCAGAGGAATAAGATGTTCTGCCTGTTTTAGGCACTGGGCAGATACCTTGTATGAGCGCGTGGTTGTTTCCCGCTTCAGGTCTTCGTAAAATCTCTCATTGCGCGAGAGATGCGAGTTAAGGTCTCTCAGCGCAGGATTAGCGGAGAGAACACCCAGAATATCCAGATAGCTGGGAGAATAATAAGAAACAGGTAGCAGATCGGAGACAGCTTGAATAAAAGCATAGTCTTCCGGACTATCGAGTACCCACCTTTCCCTAACCAGATCAGGAAGCGGACACACCAGATTAACGGCGCTAAAACGATAACGGTTGCGCACCATAAAACGAGTGACAGTATCACGATCAGTTCTGCGAATGGCCTCTTTATTGGATGCTTCAAGAATAGCCCTAGTAAAGACTTCCACGTCAAGGCCATCTGGGTAGCTGGGTGGGTCTGTGTTTGTGGCGTAGTCTGCATTCTTCATTTCCCTTAACTTGATGACTTCACCAATGACGCGCGGGTCCAGAAACGGACAGTCGCCAGTTAGCCTTACGATAATGTCGGCATTATGTTGGTGCGCAGCCCCCAAGAACCGCGAGAGTACATCCGTCTCGGAGCCCCTGAAGACCGCAACACCTTTGGCAAGAGCCCACTCAACAATAGGATCGTCTTGCGGCAACGTCGAAGTCGCCACAACAACCTGATCCACGCCGGGGGATTGCTTGGCGGCTTCTACCACCCAATCTAGAACTGGTCTACCGCTTAAGTCTTTAAGAACCTTGCCGGGTAGTCTGGTACTGCCCATACGGGCTTGGCATATCGCGACTGTTTTCATATTCCGGCCTTTGCTCTGATTGCCATGACTGTGTAGAGCGCCCTTACGCCGTCTTCGCCGGTAGCCAGAGGCTCAAGGTGTCTTCCCTGTTGTATGCTATCCAGAAAGCACTTCATTTCGTCTATGTAATTATCATCCCATGTATCGCTGGCCTGAAACGCCATATGCGGCGGACCGCCACCCATTCGCATGTAGATTTCACGCAGAACAAGATTGACGTAGATCGACCCTTTTTCGCCCTCTATCCAGAAATATCGCTGCTCTGGGTCTGAGTAATAATCGGCTTGCAGATAGACGTTTCCTTTGACTTTGGGGAACTTCATCTCTACAAAGGCATCAGTAGTGTCGTTACCGTTACTGTCCACAGGGACAGACGCGGAAACTACATCTCCTTCTCCCAACAAATAGTGAGCTAGATCAATCTCATGGCTGAGCCAGTTGCGAACGATGCCGTCCATCAAATATGGCGGCTTGGTTGTTTTTTGGTAAACCGTGAAGCTCGCGGCGAGAATGTTGCCGATGGATGGAAGCAATTCCTTAGTCTTCTGGACGCAATGGTGGAACCGAAGATTAAAGCCAGTGGCGATGATCAGGCTGCGGTCCTTGTACCGAATGCCTTGCAAAAAACCATCGATTAACGGTGGGCAATCATAGCCGATTGGTTTCTCAACCAGCACATGCTTACCGGCATGAAGAACATCCATAAGATCATGAGCATGGATTTTGCTGGGAGTGGCGATTACAATGGCATCTGCGTTTGTGAAAACATAGTCACGATACGAGGGCCGAGAAACTGATGGATCATATGCAACAAATTCATGACCGAGAAACTCAATATTTAGAGCATGCCGCGTGCCAATAGAGCCATATCCTAGAATTCCAATTTTCATTTCAGGTCCTCGACTGGCCATCCTGCGCTCAGGTCCTTCTTCAGTACCCAGATAGCGGTGTCTTTGTCGGGCTTGATCTTCTTCACCAACGAGTAGGCCGGATTGGCCAGCCAGAGCTTGGAGTAATCCATCTTGTAAGAATAAGCGTCATCAAGGTGTTTATAGGGAACGCAATGAGGATGATCAGGATCAAAATCGTGGATGATCAAATACCCTCCATCCATCAATGCATAGTCTCCGGTAGAAACTATTTGAGATAGATGATTTGGCTCACATAGATAGAGGCAAAACCCATAAATAATAATCCCGCATTCACCATACGGTTCTCGCGCGGTTCCAACTCTAAAGTGTAAGCTCGGAAACCTTATTGCGCCCGCCTCTATCGCGGCCCTTGATGGATCGCAGCCATAACATTCAGCGCCAGTTTTTAATCTTATTTGCTCTAGTCTCCAGCCATTGGCGCAGCCGTATTCCAAGATATCTCCCCGAGACCACAGCTTAACTACAAGCTGCGCAATTTCGTCATCCGGCTTTTCCATTTTGTGGAAATTGCGATTGAACCATGCATCTGCCTCGCCTTTAAGAAAGGCTTCTTCCTGCTTGAGCATGAACGGAAACATTTTCATTCTTGAGGATGATCATGAAGTTAGGCGAACACGCATAGAATTCACCAAATGTAGGCAATTGTGAGGCGATGGCATTGATCGGGTTATTATAATCCGGTTCTACGCCCTGATCTTGGCATATTTTAGCGTAGATCACCCGCGAAGCCATATAATACATATGGCCGATGTTCTCGACATACTCTTGGGTCAAAAGATGCCCTTGGATTTGGGAGATGAACTTCTGGAATTCGGCCTGCGGGATATAAAAATTATGCCAGCGCTCCTTTATGGCCGGCAGTCCCAGCCTTCCTCTAACTGCGTTCAGGTTCTTCAGGCCCTCGTCTACGTTTTCTACTAAGATCATGCGGCCATCCTTGGAGAGTAGTTTTCGCATCTCCAAGATGCCGATCTTCTGTTCTTGCCAGTTAGCAAGATTGATCAGGCAGCGGGTAGATAAAACCACGTCAAAGGTGGCGCCCTGCAAGTGCCCATTTCTTGACAAAGAAAGTACATCGCCATCATAATAATCAATATTAGGCGCCAGATTATGCCTGATGGCTTCATTGATCATCCCCTGTGAGAAATCCACCCCAATAATCTCTGCATCAGGAAAGGCCTTGGCGAGAGCCAGCGTGGTGTAGCCATTGCCGCAGCCAACATCCAGAATGGTGTCGTGCTTCAGGCTGCCGACCACATGCAGGATGCGTTCGACTTCAAGCTGGCGATAATGATGATCAGGATTGGTAGCAAGATCAGAAGCGCCATGTTGTTTGGCCTGATCTTCCCAGAAGTCATGAACCGTTGCTGGTTGTTTCGGTTTGGGTGGCCTGCCCCGTTTTTTGGTTGATGGAGATAACTTTGGCTGTTCGGAACTTGCCATAGAGATGCATGTCCTGTGGTTGACCGCGAACAAGAAAATGCCCGTGGATGATGGCTTCGTGTGTGAATTGGAGCTTGTCTAGTATCCTGATCATGGCCTTGTTGTTTGCCATACAGCCAGCCTCAATCTTGCGAGTGCCGCTATCAAACAGATAATGAGAGATAGCTTCCCATGCCTCGCAACCAAGGCCTCGGCTCCAGTATTGCTTGACGCCGATCAGGATACCCATATTTGCGGTCTTGTTGTCAGCATCCCGAAAAGCAGATGCAGTACCAATATGGGTTCCGTCGAAATGGATATCCCAGAAATAGTTGTCACCGCTCTGAAAGGAACAGAGATATTCATACTGGGAAGCTTCAGTGTGTTTTCGGTGGCGCTGTTCAGAATACTGCATGACAACCGGGTCGTGTAGCCAGCGCAGGTAATTTGAAACATCCATCTTCTCGTACATGAACGGCGGCATCAGGGTGAGCCTAGCCGCCCTGAGCGTCGGTGTGGTCATTTTTTGGTGCGCCCGGCAGGATTTGAACCCACAACCCGGCGCTTATATGGCGCACGCTCTACCGTTGAGCTACGGGCGCTTGGATATGTCTGGATAGCGTGCTCGACCAAGCTCCGCATGTTCTTGAGAAGAAACACCATGTAGCGCGAGTTGGCATCGAAATCTCCCAAAGCTTCACGCTGGGAGATGACTTGTTCGACTTCGCCCTTGAAGGCTTGGAGTTGTTTTTTGTTCATGGTTTCTTTAACGAGCGATCTGCATCATGACCCCGGGGCCCTCTTCCAATGTGAAGCATCGCGCATTCTGGGCAGATATAAACGCCGACTTTTGCCGGATTGCCGCGCTTCCTATTTCTCCACGTCAACTTATTCGCTTCCTTTTCTGCTTGGTCGAAGCTGGAGAAGGCGATCTTGCCGCGCTCATGGCATCTAGGTCCGCTCATGACTTTCTCAATTTAACAAGAACACGAAAAGGTATTGGGCTTGTGCAGCACTTTATGGCCCAGAACAACCTCAACATGATCCCAAAACTCAGGCGGGATTGAGGCGTGGCCATCCATGTCATAAAGACTGAAATAATCGGCATCAATCCTAATGTTGGGATTATGGCCCTTGATGCCCTCTATGACGGTCTCATAGCCGGGGCAGTCATTGTTATTACAGAAATCCCGCAGCCAAGCTTCTGACGTGGCTTTGTTATAGCCAAGCTCTGGCTCGCCTTTGAACGCTGGGTGGGTCCAGTCATGGCGCAGCGACGTGATGGTGTTCGGGTTGACGAACATCCAGAAGCGGTCGCCGGGATTGACGGGCTTTTTCAGGAAAGGGTCCACGATGCCAACAGACAGCGGCCATGGACATATATCGACCGTGATTTGATCGTCGTCTACAAAAGTAATAGGCGTGCCGGGACTTAGCATGCGCTTGGCAATAACAGGAGCCACCGCAACGTGAATAGCATCGCGCGGTTCATTACCAGTCCTCAGTTGACCGACTTCAGTGTTAGACATTGATTTCCCTCTCAAAAGTGGCGGGGAGAGTAGGATTTGAACCCACGGAATCTTGCGGTTCTCTCGTTTTCAGGACGAGCGCGATAAGCCTCTCTGCCATCTCCCCTTAAACCCACTATGGCACGATTATTTGTCTAAAATAGGGCGTCGGGTTATATAATCTCAATGACTGAATTGCCCCAGATTGTCATCCCGCGCCCGGGCGGGGAAGCCAGACCCTATAAGACGCCGGATAAGCGCTGGGAAGAAGTTACACGTGAGATGTATGGCAGCAGTGAGTTACCGGATAGCATTCATCATCGCCATGATCCAGTCTGGAATGAACGATTTTGGAGCATTCAGAATGCCCACGATCAGTCCGAAGGTAAGAAATTTGGATTTTGGGCCATTATTGGTATTATTTTCGTTCTAATGGACATGACTTGGTACTTCAGGGTGCGTTTCTAATGGAATTGCTTCGCAATGAGAGAATTACGCGCCTGAAAATGGCGACGATGAAGCTGCAAGAAAAGCAGCAAGCCAAAGCCTATGAAGGTCATCTTATTGATTTTGTGAAGTATTGCTGGTCGATTGTGGACCCAGCCATTCCTTTTATTGAAGGCTGGGCAATTTCGGCAATATCTGAGCATTTAGAGGCTGTTACAAGAGGCGAGATAAGAAGGCTTCTTATCAACGTGCCTCCGGGCTTTTCAAAAAGCACATTGACCAACGTGATGTGGCCGGCATGGGAGTGGGGACCACAAAATCGGCCTTGGTATCGATATGTCTGTGCCTCTTATTCGAACCACCTGACCGAGCGCGACAACATGAAGTGCCGGAACGTGGTTATGTCCGAGCGCTATCAGAAACTTTGGGGCAACAGGTTCAAAATCTCCAACGAGCAGTTCACCAAGGTCAAATTCGCCAACGATCAGACTGGCTGGAAACTGGCGACTTCGACTGGAGGCATCGGCGTCGGTGAGCGTGGCGATAGGTTCGTGATCGACGACGCCAACAACACCATGATGATGGAGAGTGAGGCCGTCCGCTGGACCACCAATATGTGGTTTACGGAAGTCGTGCCTGACCGACTTAATAATCCCAAAGACAGCGCAATTGTCGTTATTCAACAGAGACTTCATGAGGAAGACGTTTCTGGCGTGGCCCTCTCAAGGAATCTTGGCTACACGCATCTCTGCGTTCCAATGGAGTATGTACCGCACGGCATGGTAAATGGGTATGATACTACCGGAAAGATCAGGAATTTCGATACTTGGGATGCTGAAGAGGAACAGCCAGTTAAGGTCTTCTGGCAAGACCCACGCACGCAAGACGGAGAGCCGGCGTGGCCAGAGCGATTTGGCCCGGATGAAATTGAGGAACTAAAAAGTGCCAAGGGGCCATACGCTTGGGCTGGTCAGTATCAGCAAACCCCCGAAGTTCGTGGTGGTAGCATCATACGGCGAGACTACTGGCAGCACTGGGAAGCTCCACGCTTTCCAGATAATATAGAATACATACTGGCCTCCTTGGATACCGCTTACACCGAGAAACAAGAAAACGACGCCAGTGCCCTGACGATCTGGGGTGTTTTTAGGGATGCCAACAAGAACCCCAAGGTTATCTTGCTTTATGCGTGGGAAGAGCGCCTAGAAATTCATAAGCTTGTTCAAAGGGTTATAAGTAGCTGTAAAGGTGATGCGGCAACCGGGAGGCCGCCTGTAGATAGGTTGCTTATTGAGGCCAAGGCTTCAGGCTTATCAGTTAGTCAGGAAATTCGCAGAATAATTGGCTTCAATGGTGAATTCGGTATCGAGCTAATTAATCCCACCAAGCAGGGCGATAAAGTCGCCCGCGCGCACAGCGTTATTCATATGTTCTCAGATGGCATGATCTACACCCCCAAAGGTTATACTTGGTGTGACAAAGTAATTGATCAGTCTGCCGTTTTCCCCAAAGGCTCTCATGATGACTTGGTGGATAGTACTACTATGGCCCTGAGATATCTGCGCGATTTCGGCTTCGCTCTAATGCGAGAGGAAGCCAAATTCGACCTTGAAGAAGAATTCCGATATCGTCCCCGCCAGCGCGTGCTCTACCCGTGCTAGGGGCTTAAATGGTCAGGTCAGTTAATACCGGCACAATCCGCTTGGATGACCCCAAGCAGCAAAATCCATTTACCTTGCCGTCTACTGTTAATCTGCCACAGCCGGCACCAAACGGTGCCATGACCATTGAAAATGGCATAGGCAAGACTGAACATCCTGATGGATCGCTGACGGTTGATTTTTCTCCTAAGGCTACACAAGCAAAAGGTAAATCTGGGGACTGGTTTGGAAATCTTGCCGACGAGATTGATGCTGGCGAGCTATCTAGGATTGCCTCAGAGCTTCTGGAAGGCATTCAATCCGATGATCAGTCTCGTAAAGACTGGCTAGAGACCCGCGCAAGAGGTATTGCGCTTCTTGGACTTAAATTGAATGAGCCCAAGGGAGAAGTAACTTCAGAGGGCGTGTCTTCGGTCCAGCACCCTCTTTTATTGGAAGCCACCCTTCGATTTCAAGCCAATGCCAGAGGTGAGTTGCTGCCGGCAGCAGGTCCAATAAAAATCCGCAATGACGCGCCCGTTGCCCCAAAAATACCATCTTATACGATGCCAATGTCTAACCCGCAGGGTCCGCCTGCTGGTCCGGGTGGCGGTCCTCCACAACCGCCTCAATCGCAACCTGCCCCCGGTGCGATGCCGTCACCCGGAGCCCCTCCCAACGGGGGGCCTCCTATTCCACCCCCGCCGCCTACCCCGGGCTCTGGGCCTATGCCCGGCCCGGGGGCTTCTCCGCAACAGCCGCCCCCGCCTCAGACTGGATTGATGGCGCCGCCCAAGCCGGTCATTCCCGGGGGCATGAATTCTGCTTCAGATGAATTAGCAGAAGCGCTTGAGACTGACCTTAATCATTGGATTACGGCAGTCGCGACAGAATACTATCCCGACACCGATAGAATGTTGTTCTGGGTTGGATGCGGCGGCCAAGGTATCAAGAAAGTATACAACTGCCCGCTACGAAGGAGACCCGTTTCCGAAAGCATCGATGCGGAAGATTTGATTGTCTCCAACGCCGAAACAAATCTGGAAAACTGCGGGAGAATTACTCACCGCATCAAGATGCGTCCCGCCGTTCTCAAGCGCATGCAATTGGTGGGCGCTTATCGCGACATAGAATTGACTGGGCAGCAATACATGATGCCCGATCCTGTTAAAGAGAAGAAACAGGAAATCCAAGGCATTATTCCGCAAGTAAATCGTCCGCAGGATGCCGAGCATGAAATCTATGAGTGTTACTGCGAATTGGATATCTCTGGTTTTGAACACAAGACTAAAGGCAAGATAACAGGACTTCAGCTTCCCTATGTCGCCACCATCCACAAAGAGAGCCGGCAAATCCTCGCGCTTCGCCGCAACTGGCGCGAAGACGATAAAATGTGCATGGCGAAGGAATATTTCGTTGATTTTGCCTTTGTGCGCGCTCTTGGCTTTTATGGTATTGGCCTTATCCATATTCTTGGAAACACCACAAGCGCCCTGACGGCAGCGTGGCGTATTCAGCTTGATGCCGGGATGTTTTCTTGCTTTCCCGGCTTTGTTTACGCCAAGCAATTTGGCCGGCAACTCACCAATCAATTCCGCGTTCCCCCGGGCGGTGGCATTCCCATCGATACCGGCAACATGCGTATTCAGGATGCTGTCATGCCGCTCCCTTATAAGGAGCCCGGCAGCGCATTCATGCAACTGACCCAGAATATCGAACAGCTTGGTCAGCGTGTTGGCGGCACGGCTGAAATCTCGGTTGGCGAAGGCAACCAAGAGGCCCCGGTAGGCACGACGCTGGCGCTGATTGAGCAGGCTACCAAGACCATGGATGCCGTGCATAAGCGGCTTACGTCTGCGCAGGCCAAGGAATTCCAGCTTCTCAAGGAGCGCTTCAAAGAAGACCCGGAAGCCTTCTGGCGCCATAACAAGCGTCAGACGCATCCTTGGGAGAAGAAGCAGTTTCTTGAGGCGCTAGACAATAGCAATCTTGTTCCTGTTGCCGATCCGAACAATCCGACCAGCATGCACCGCATTGCCAAGGCGGTGGTGATCAAGACGCTTCAGCAGGGCGCTCCCGATCTTTATGATCCAATCGCAGTCGATACCCGCATTATGCGGATTACGGGCATCGATCCCGAGGGCCTCTTCAGGCAGACACCGCAGGAGCCGCCGCCCAATCCAAATCTCATTGCAGCGCAGGCCAAGCAGCAAGCCAACCAGCAACAGGCTCAAAGCCAGATGTTGCAGATGCAATTGAAAATGAAAATTCAGGAGATGCAGTCTCAGGACAAGGCTGCTGACCGCACTTCACGCGAGAAGACCGAGCAGATGAAGATCATGCTTGAGCGTCTTCGCATTCAGGAAGAGAGCATTATCCATCGCGGGCAGGCCGAGCAGGAAATGCATCACAAGGCCCTCAATCTTTTGATGGACCATCAAAGCGATCAGGCCAAGAACCAGAATGACATTGCCATGCAGCAGCAGAAGCAGGCCGCTGATATGGAAATGAAACGCGGCGGCATGGTCTTGGATATGCACCACAAGCATATTGAGAAACAGCATGACCTTGATATGCAGCGCGAGACCCACGCTCAGGAAATGCAAATGGAGCGCGAGCGTCACCAACATGAGCTTGAGCTATTGCGGGACAAGCATGAGAAAGAGCTTGAGCATAAGAAGGCCACGTCCAATGCTGATCTCAAGCATCAGCGATCCATGGACCGGCAGGAAGTCACCAGCAAGCGCCACGAAATCCAGAGCAAGGAGCGCATCGCCAAGATTGGTGCGCAGGCCAAGATCGCGGTGGCCAAGCAGGCGGCCAAGCACAGGCCGAAACCCACAAGTGGGGGAAGCAAATGACCACGGCGCCCAATTTGATCGTTCTGGCGGGCTTTTTGCCTGAGTTTCAAATTGGCGCTACAGTACGCCTGAAATCTGGCAGCCCGACCATGACTGTGACGGCGGTAGAAGACCGACACGTTGAAGTTCACTGGTTTGAGGGCGATGTTGGAATGCAGAAGATTTTCCCGGTAGCGGCATTGAAAGCCATATCGAAGTCTAGGAGAGAGCAGGATGAAACCGTTTGCGGACGAAGCTCACAAGACAAAGCGGGCTAAGATGGGCTGCATAACCGGCTCGCCAGCCAACTTCGAAAGTGGCGCAGATAAAGCCGAGCGCCTTTGCCGTGGCGGCATGGCCGATGGTGGAGAAGTGGAAGCAACCCCGCTCCCGGCAAGCCCTTTCGAAGAAGTAAAACCTATTAAATCCCCGCGTTCCGGGCGAGCGCCTCGCCAGCCAGTGACCCCACCCCCTAATGAAATGTAAGGAAACCCAATATGTCTCACCCCTTCAAGAAAGAAGCCCACAAGAGCCACAAGGAAAAAGCCAAGAGCATGGGCAGGGTGAACAACCTTGATATCCCTATTATGAGCGCTGTTGGCGAGAACCGCGCTGGCGGCATCCATGAAAGCTCAGCGACCATGCAGCATATGAAACAGGCCGGCGATAATGGCATGAAGCGCGGTGGAAGAGCCTATCCACTTCATGAAGCCGGCTCAGGCAGTGGTGAGGGTCGTCTTCAGAAGAACCACAAGGGCAAGCCGCCGTTAAAGCCGATTATGCATGGCGACTAATGGAAACCGTCTTTGAAAGACGCCTGAAAGAGAAAATCGGCTTGATGCGCGACATGGTAATCCAGTCCATGGCCGATACCGGGTATTCCTCTTTTGACGAATACAGGTACAATCTGGGTTATCTTCAGGCGCTCAGGCGTGTGGTTGAAGAAATAGAAGAAGTCCAAGACGAACTAAGGAAATCCTGATGCCGGTTGTTTCTGCCCAAAAAATTACCCAGCTTTCACAAGCAAAAGACCCAAAAACCGCAATGTTAGAGGCAATTGGGGATACTTCCGGGGAAGAGCTTTTCCACAATCAGATTTTGGTTGTGACCTATGTGAGACCCGAAAAGACCACTGGCGGCATCATCCGGCCTCAGACGAATGTAGGAGAGGATGAATATCAGGGAAAGGTGGGATTAGTGGTAAAGAAGGGAAAGACCGCCTTCGTTTCTGACGACGAACAGGACTTCAAGGACCAAGACGTTGATGTTGGCGACTGGGTTGTTTACCGCGTGGGGGACGGTTGGGCTTTGACTATTCGCGGTACGCCGTGTCGCATTCTTACTGATCGAACCATCCGAATGAAAGTTAAAAGCCCGGAGGATATTTTCTGATGCCGCGCACGCGTCCACTTAAAACCAAGGAGGAAATCGACAAGGTTCCTCTTGAGAGGCCGGTTACTGTTTCTCTCGAACCAGATGGAGTGGTCAATCTTGAGGACGAGCAAAATCCATTTGAGGAAAATCAGCCGCTTAAAACCAAGACGAAGCCCGCACAATCTGAGCAAGTTCCAGATAGACAGACTGGAAAAACGCGCCCTCAAAATGGGGCTACCGATCCCGAAGATGACGTATCGGACCTAAGGCAACAGCTTGAGGATATGCGTCGCGCCAAAGACGAGGGCGATAAGCGCATTGCCGCCGAAATCCGCGCCCGTCAGGAAGCCGAAAAAGCGGTTCGCGAGCGTGAGCGTGAAGCTTCTCACTCGCGCGTGCGCGCCGAAGATGCTGAATACGATGCCATTCTTAATGCCATCGATGCCGCGAAATCAGAGGCCGAGCGGGCCGAGCGCGATATCGCCATGGCCAGTGAGGCCGGCGATCACAAGACGGTAGCAGAAGCCAATCGCCGTCTTGCGCGGGCCGAAAGCCGATTGGCGCAGCTAGAAGACGGCAAAGAAGCCATTGAAAGCCAGAAAACAGTAGAAGCCGCGCGGCTCAAGGCGGAACGCGAAAATCCTCGCCAGCAAGAGCGTCAGGCTCCCGGCTCGATTGACGAATATATCGATCAGCTTCCCAATTTAATGCCAAGCCAGCGTGATTGGCTCAGGGAGCATCCAGACGCGCTCACCAACCCAAGGCTCAATATGCGACTTCAGGGCGCGCATGTTGAAGCCGAAGATCAGGGTTTGCGTCCGGGTAGCCAGAAATATTTTGACTACCTTGAGAGCCGCCTTGGCTACACAGAACAGGAAGATGAGGAAACACAAGTGAACAGAACGCCTGTATCGGCGCCACCCTCCAAGGCCGCTACCAATCCATCCACTGGCAGGCCCAGCACGCGGCAGATTACCCTCACTCCGGAACAGCGCGAGATTGCGCGTCTGTCTGGTATCGATGAAATCACATATGCCAAGCAACTTCAGAAGCTTAATGCCATGAAGGCTGAGGGCACACTTAACTAGGAGAAATCAAATGGGCCGTCCCCCGGGCGTCAAGAACAAGCCCAAGGTTGCTACCGTTGAGCAGGTTGGTGGGACCATGAAGTCCACGCCGCGTATGGCCGGCTCAACTGCAAGGGAAGCCATTGCTCCGCTTAAAACCAAGGCCAAGCCAGTTCGTGTCGATCAGCAAGTCTATGATCGCAGAGTGGCTTTGGAGGAAGAGCAGGACGCACTTTATATTCCGCCCGAGCTTATTCCTGATGGCATGAGATATAACTGGAAGACGCTTTCGGTACTGGGCCAGCAGCAAACCCGCAGATTTGGCCGGTTTGAGGCCACCGGATGGTCTCCAGTCCCGGCAGAGCGTCATCCGGGCCTGTTTACTCCCAAGGGCTTCAAGGGAAATATCGAATATGACGGCTTGGTCCTGATGGAAAAGCCGGAAGAGTTGTGTCTGCAAAGCGAGGCCCGGGAATATATGAAAGCCCGCGCCCAAGTGATGGGTAAAGAAGCCCAGATAAGGGGTGGCGATGTAGATGGCGTTGGATTTGACACCAAGCATCGCTCTGCACAGCGCGTTAATCGCGTAAGTAAATCCTATGAGCCTTTCAAGGTCCCTGAAGAATGAGCCAAACTCCAGATATGCCAGACGATTTTTGGCCAGAAGAAATTATTGTAGTGGGGAAATATAAAAATCACGAATTGGCGTTTGCCATAACCCTTAATGGGTTCCATGCCGGCACCGATTTAGCTGGATTTGAAACGAGTATAAATGCCTTGCGTCGGTGTCTCTGGAATGAGGTAGAGCACCAAATTTGACAGATATTAGTTTCTGTCATAAATATACTAACTGTTAAGTACGCGCTGTACTTAATTTCCCCCTCCATCACGCGCTGTGGTGGCTCAACCGAACGCAACAATTGCGTTCAGAAAGAGCTACCTATGGCTGATACCAACAGGATTAAGGAAAGGGCTATCGACGCAGCCGCGCTGCGCGAACAGCTTTCCTATGATCCTGTTTCTGGTGTGTTTGTTTGGCTGAATGACCGTGGATTTAATCCACGATCTAAAGCCGGCACACAGGCTGGAACGGTATTGCCAACCGGCTATCGGTTAATCCGCGTAGATGGCTATCGTTATCTCGCCCATCGTCTTGCTTGGTTCTATGTCCATGGGGTTTGGCCCTCTGGTGAGATCGATCACTTAAACCAACAGAAAGACGATAATGCGATATCCAACCTGCGGGATGTTGATCGTAAGATCAATGTCTGGAACCGGGAAATGTCTCCACACAAGCGTCGGTCTGGTTATGTTGCCCGTCTTTATCGAGACGGCAAAATTGTAATCAGGCGGCAATTCCCAACCAAAGAACTTGCGACATTGGCTAGAGAAATAGCCCTAGCGCAGTTCAATGCCTTAAACGGCTACGCAGGAGTATAAATCGTGACCAACACAATGGCACCGTTTGGTTTCCGGCAGTTCCGTCGCCTTGATGGCGGCGCCCCGACTGCTGGCTTTGACACGCTGACCATCGCGTCCAGCGATACCAACCTCTATTTCACGGGCGATCCGGTCGCAACTTCGACCACAGGCCCGTATGTCACCACACTTTCAACCGTACAAGTGCTGGTGCGCGGCATCTTCTTTGGTTGCGAATTCTTCAGCCCGACTTTCAACCGCAAAACTTGGTCGCCGTTCTTTCCGGGCTCTGTCCAGACTTCATCTGGCACCAATGACGCTCAGGCGTGGGTCTGCACTGACCCCGATATGATGTATACGGTTCAGTGTTCATCGATTGCCCAAGTCACGTCATCCATGATCGGCCTGAACACCGGCCCGAACATGAGCATCGCGCTGCTTTCTTCTCAGGGCAACCAGACCACGGGCGTTTCCGTGACAACCTTGTCCACGGTAGCGACGACTAACTCTTCCGCACCCTTCCGCATCATGGACTTGTATTCCAACTGGGCGCCTCCGGGCGTCAATGGCACGGACAATACCAACGTGGGCAACATCGTGATTGTTGCGCCCAATAACTTCGACCGCAAGAATACCACCGGCATCTAAGGAGTAATCTAAATGCCCGTCGCACTAGCTCAAATTCGTGACTTGCTTCTTCCCGGCCTGTGGGGCGTGAGTGGCAAGTACGAGCAGATCGAGCGTCAGTGGTCCAAGTTGTTTAAGACCACGGACAGCAAGATGGCGCTAGAGCGCCGGGCGTCCATGCGCTATCTGGGCCTCGCCCAGCTTAAGCAGGAAGGCGGCGTTACTGCCTTCGACAATTCAGCCGGCGAGCGGTATGTTTATAACCAAGAACACAACGAAATCGGTCTGGGTTATGCCATCACCCGCAAAGCCATTGATGACAACCTCTACAAGGCAGAGTTTGGACCATCCAACGATGGTTTGATGGCCTCTTTCCAGCAGACGGAAGAGATATACGGCGCCAACGTGTTCAATACTGGCACCACGTTCAATGCGAACGTGGGCGGCGATGGTGTGGCACTTTACTCAACTGCGCACCCGATTGACGGCAATACCATCGGCAATCGTCCGACCACCGATCAGGACTTGAACGAGACTTCGCTGCTGAACGCCGGCATTTCCGTGCGCTCGACTTGGCGAGACAACGCTAATCTGAAGATTTACGCTCGCGCCAAGAAGACGATTATTCCGACCCAGCTTGAGCCGATTGCGCTACGCCTGTTCAGATCAGAGCTTCGTCCGGGCACGGCAGACAACGATGTTAACGCCATCCTTGGAATGAACGATAGCTTCAAGGAAGGCTTTATCGTTAACGACTATCTGACAAGCTCGTTTGCTTGGTTCTTGCTGACCAACGTGGACGGCCTGATCTACATGAACCGTATCCCGTTTGAGATGGACATGAGCGTGGAGTTCACGACTGATAACCTGCTGGTCAAGGGTTATCAGCGTTATAGCTTCGGCTATTTCGACTGGCGATCCACGTATGGGAACTTTCCTACGAGCTAAGGAACAGGAAAATGGTTCTCATAACCAACACCGGCCCTATTGTTGCGTTTGGTATTACTCGCGACAGCAACGGCAATGTTACGCAGTACAATGAAGAGCGTGGCACTTCGCTTTACGATCTTGGCACAGGATTTGCGGACCCGCGCATTCCATATGCTTATAAACCCGGCTCCGCAGTCGGCACTCCTATTGTTGGGTTCTTCGATAATCTGGGGCTAGTGGATTACATTCCAGCTACCGCCTCTAGCAATGCTCTTGTTAGCAACGGCTCTAGCACTGTTAACGGCTCACTTACACTGACCGCAACTGGTGCCGGCGTGATTGCCACGACTATTGTGGCACCAGAGAGCGGTCAGACTGTTACTGTATTTGCTCTAGACAGCACTGCGGCAACCCTTCCTATGGGTCAGGCCGGCACGGTCCAACTTTGGAACCCCGCCGCTGGTGCGGGCCGTTGTATTTCTGTTACGGCTTCTTCCAGCGGCAGCACTGGCGCCACGGTCAGCATCGCTGGCCGCGATATGTACGGCATCAAGATGACTGAGTTGGTTACGCTCAGCACGGCAACTGCGCCCGCAGTTGGAACCAGCCAGAAAGCGTTCAAATATATCTCGTCCATCACGGCATCCACCACGTTCACTGCTGGTTTCATTGTGGGCACCACGGACACCTTCGGCTTCCCGTTGAAGCTGGCATATTGCGGTGTCAGCACCGTGGTTAATCTATTGGCCTCGTCCTTTTCTTCTGCTGTTGCCGTCGCACTTTCTTCCGCCTCAACCACGTTGGCGTCAACGGCTACTACGTCAAACTCTACCAATGGTGACGTGCGAGGTACTTATGCTTCCACAACTGCATCCAACGGAACCTTGCGGTTTCAAATAGTCCAGAATATGACTGCCAACCAGATGGCGGCTATCACCAGCACCAACCACGCTTCTGTGTTTGGTATTCCTCAGTTTAGCTCAGTGTAAGGAGACCATTTGATGGCCAAGCACAGGCACGAAAAGCACAAAAAAGAGCATGAGAAGAAGGAACACTTCAAGCGTGGCGGGCACGTCAAGCTGGATGCCAAGGACGACCTCAAGGGCGCCGATGACTACTCTGGTAGCGGCAAGCCGGAAGTAGTGAAAGCTGCCGAGAGCCGTAAGGATAGCTTCAAGAAGGGCGGCAAGGTTATGGGCCACAAGTCCAAGGCCCGCATGGACAAATATGCCCGTGGCGGTCGCGCTGGCGGGTCCCCGTTCTCGTCTGCCAAGATCAAGGAAAATACGGCGGCTTAACCATGGCCAAGAATTGGATAAAGGGAGCTATCAAACATCCCGGGGCTTTGCATAGTCATCTGGGTGTTCCGCAAGGTCAGAAAATTCCTGCATCCAAGCTTGCGAAGGCAAGTCATTCATCTAATCCGACTATTAAGCGCGAAGCCGCTCTTGCCAAGACCTTGAAGGGCTTCCACCACAAGTAAGGAAGCTCTTGATGCCTATGATGCCGGTCTACATTACCCTGAGTTCGACCGGAACCTCACGGGCGGTCAATCTCGACTATAATTCCAGAAGTCCATTCAATGTCTCCGTTGGTGTGACTTACGGCTCCAGCACCATGACGGCGACCTATGGCGTGGAATACACGCTTCAGGACCCGCTCTATCAGAGCCTAATTGGCTCGACTGCCGCGCAAATCTGGATCGCGGACGCCAATCTTCCTGCCGGCCAGACCGCGACCGGTACCACCAATTATATGTTTCCTGTGGCGGCTGTGCGCTGCACAGTAAGCGCAATCTCGTCTGGCTCAGTGACCTTCTGCGTGATGGAAGGATAACTGATGCATGGCGGTTTCCCTTACAGGCATAACGGTCACGCTGCCATCGGTGGGCGTATCTTTAACTCCGACGACGCTTCAGTTACCATGGGGAGCGGTGTCTGAGAGTTTGTTGCTGACTGTGAGTATACCGGGATCGACTACTGGAGGATCAACAAGTAGTTCCAGTCCAACGCATACACTGATCTTCACTGGTTCCTCTAACTCGATGTATATTCCCTTGATGGGAGGCTTTGGCTAACGTGGCAGATAATTATACGGTAATAAATTCCTGCGGCCAGACCATCACGATGAAGTCCATCGATATCGGCGGTGGGGTGGAAACTATTCAATCCATCCCAACCTCTACTGCTGGGACACCGCTTGTACTGAACCCATCCAGTACGCCTACCAGCACCATGGCGGCGATGTTGGTGGCCATCTCTCCTAATGGAGTAAACGCCAACGGCCAAGCGACAATGGCCAACTCGGCTCCTGTTACGATTGCCAGCAATCAGAGCGCTGTGGCGGTTAGCCTGTCTTCGGCTACCGTTACTTTATCCAGCAATCCAACAGTAATTCTATCGAGCAACCCCACGGTTATTCCATCATCTGCGATACAAGTTACCCTGACAAGCAATGTGGTCGCCGTATCCTCTGGAACAGTAACTCTCTCATCCAACCCAACAGTCATTCCATCCAGCGCCCTTACCGTTGGCTCTGGAAATATTTCATTGGTGCCAACCACCACGGGTGGGCTTTCGCTATCTTCTGTAATCATAGCGAGCGGGACCAATTCCACGCTGGTTAGCTCGTCCCCCAGACAAATCTACAAGGTGGAGTGTTTCAATAACACGGCCACCATCGGTTATCTGCATCTCTACAATCTATCCAGCGCGCCAACCGCTGGTAGTTCTCTTGTATTCGATAGATATCTGGTTCCGGCCAACACCAGTGGCGCAGGCGTCATCTCGGAACTTGTCAATGGCGTGTCATATGCGACGGGGATTGGATATACCTTTACTGGAGGTATTGCAGATAGCGATACCACGGCCATCTCTTCAAATGCTTCCTATATCGTGAATATTTACTATAAGTGAGCATGTAAATGGCCACTTATTTTTGTGTAAACAGTTCACTAGGACAGACTTGGAATAGCAGTAATACTGTTATGTGGTCTACCACCAGCGGGTTGACTTCGGTTCCTGCTGGACCACCACAGGCCGCCGACACGGCTACATTTGATGGAGCGTCTGGCGGCGGCACAGTCACGGTTGGTTCCAGCATCAACACCACTAACACCGTGTCTATTTTGACCATGGGAGCCTTCACTGGAGCGCTGGATTTCAGTGTAAACAACATCAGCCCAACCATAGGGACCATGACTAATTCCGGAACCGCAACCCGAACTCTTAATATGGGAAGTGGCACTTGGACAATAACCGGAAATACTGGAAACCCTTGGAATTTTACAACGGTTACCGGCCTAACTCTAGTTTCAAGCCTGTCCACAATATTACTATCCGCCACGGCGGCGGGATCAAGAACCCTTCAATTCGGGGGGACGACAATCAACAATCTATCCATCTCAAACCCATCTAGGAATAATTTACAGGTCAGGTTTGCCGATGCTGTGACGGTGGGCGGGTCTCTCACGATAAGCAATGTTGGGAACGTCCGCGTGGACGCCGCATTAACAGTGACTGGGGCTTGGGCATTTGATGGTACTTCTACAAACCCAGCGGTTCTTTATTTATCAGCACCGACGACGTTTACTGTGGGTGCCGCAAATACTTGGACGTGGATATATGTACAAAATATAACCAAGGCCGGCGCCGGCTCAATTACCGCCAATAATTCTTTCGATGGCGGCTCCAACACCAACATCACCATTAATTCACCACCCTCTGGTGGTGGCGGGGGTATAATTGGTGGATAATGACGGTTGGAATACTCAATATTGCCGCCGCCCTAGCACCTTCTTCTGGGTTTAACGGCGGCCAATCCCAGATGAATATGAGCCAGCTTAACTTTGCTGCTGTCCCATTCATTAATCTCGCCAAGACCGCCACGCTTCCGACAATTAGTTCTGCCGATGCCAATAATGGCTTTATCGTCAGCCCTAGTTTGCAGGACGCTAATGGCTATGCAACGTCACTTCCAGTTGGAGCCACGGGTACTCGACAAAATGCCCCAATCGTCAACCCATCGGCGCGCGGAACGACGCCTATTGTGGTCCGGTGGATTGGCTCATGGACGCTGACGGGTTCGGCTGGAACGGCGGTTTCTAACAATGTCACAGCGGCCAACAACAGCACGACCGTCACGCTCACGGTCGGATCGCCCCATTATTATCGTGCTGGACAGGTGGTAGCACTTTCCACGTTTGCCGCGCCGTTCACTGGCTTCAACGGGCACACCTACCAGATAGCATCCACCACGACGACGACGATCACGCTGACCGGAGCGGATAGTTCTGGCTTTGGTGCTTATGTCTCAGGTGGCACCGTAACCAACTCTCTCTTGGCAGGAACTACGGGCGGTAGGTACGTCTACACTCCGGCAGAGATCGCAATCACGGCTATTAGCTCACCTAATGTCCAGCTAGGTTTCTCCGTTACGGGGTCAACTCCGGTCAGCGAGATCGAGGCGATGTACGTTGACGAAGAGGCGGCCTATGACGCCGGTGCTGTATTTTCTCCAAAGTTCATAAGTTTGTTGCGCGATACATTGCGCGTAGGAAAAATTCGCTTTCTCGACTGGCAGGGTGGATCGAGCGGAGCAAACAACTCCAACGTCACAACGTGGGACACGGCGAGCAAACCAGAAACCTATGTAAGCTATGCGGGCGACTGGTGGGACCTTAACCGCTGGGTACCGACCGTCACCGTTGGAACTGGACCACCCACATCGGCCACAGGTTCTACGCAGGACTACGCGATCACTGTTGGCAGTGGCAACTTCACCGACAAGCAGACTATCCAGCTTCGGTTCCCGCTGACCGCGAATGCAAATTCCACGCTGACTTGGAGTGGAGGCACCGCCACCGTGACTACAGCATCTCCACATAATGTGCCAACCGGGTTGCTTTTTCCCGTTATCATTGCGGGGGTGACGGCCACAGCCTATAACGGAAACTTTACTGCGACATCGACCGGCGCTAGCACATTCACCTACGCACTTGCCGCCAGTCAGTCCGACGCGACCGTTCCCGGCACCTATGCCATCCTTGTCAACTCCATGCAGAAGAACGTCACGCTGTCCGGCACGGTCGGAAGCGGGGCCTTGCAGGTGGCATGGCCGGCCCACGGTTTTTCGAGTGGCACGCCACTTGTCGGGTTTCCGACGAGTGGCAGCACGCAATTGCCAAACCCAATAGCATTCAGCACGACCGTCTATGTTGGAACAGTCGTTGATGCCAACACTTTTAATTTGTCGCTAACTGCTGGTGGCGCGGACATTATTAGACAATCGACTGGGGCCACTGCTGCTACTTTTGTGCGGCCAGCAACGCTTTCAATCAATGGCAATACGCCTGTTCCAATCAAGATTGGATATGGAGATGCGGCTACTGCTGGGGCGCAACCGGACAATGCGAGCTACAGCACGGTCGTCTTTGACGCAGCCATGAACTCGCTTCTGCTATGGAAGCACTCTTCAAATGGTGGGGGCATTATCAACGGCGTCCCGCCATCGCTGATGTTCCGGCTATGCAAAGAAGTCGGCGCTCACTGTTGGTTTGTCACTCCGTTCCTAGCCGCCGAACCGATGACAGATTACATAGCGCAACTTATGACGGCAGGTAAAAATTATGCAGCATCCAACGCCCCGTGGATGATGATTGGGATCGAAGGACCAAATGAAACATGGAACAGTGGGCCCAACTTCTTCGCCACCCGTTACGCTTGGAATAAATCCTACATCAATTGGCCCCCATCTCCTTCAAGCACCAACGCCGGGTTTGATCATGATAACTGGTATGGCAAGGTAATCTCAACTATCGGACAGGACGCTAATACGGTGTTCGGCGGCAATACTACTAAATACGATGTTTATTTGGGTGTCAGAGAGTCGAATGGGGGCGTGCCGACGCTAAATGATCCGCGCCTGAAGGCTACTGCCTATGCTGCCCAATCAGCACCAGCGCAATCTGGATACAACAAAAATCCCGGCTATATGTATGCCACTAATGGCTGTACAGCGGGGTATTTTGGCCCCGGCTTCTACGGATGGCCTCCCGAAATGCCGCTAGCCTACGACTTCGCCGTCAACGGCAACGCTGGTGCGATGACCACCTATCTTGCCAGTTACACGGTCAGTGGCATGCACACCGGCAGCTTGGCGACACTTGCAACCAGAATTAGTGGGACGGCAACATACTTTGCGGGACCATGGGGGACTGGTCCAACCTACACGCTTGGCCTTCAAGGGTATGAAGGTGGTTCCGATGCGGAAGACGCCGCAGGTAACAGCACATCGGTCGTGACCGCCGCGACGAATGACGCGACCGGAGCGGTGCTAACGATGCCGACCGCTTTCATCACCGGCAATAATCTGGGAACCGCTCAATCTAACAGCCCAACCAACGCGGCGGCAGTCGGCATGATGTTTCAGGTGACTGGAGCAGCAGGCGGAACATGGGGCAGCTTGATAACCGGGGCAGCACAGAGCCAGAACGTCAGCGCCATCAGCGGGGCAGATATTCCATACACGGGGACTGCCATTGTGGGGCAGGGCGTTAATTTCACAGTAGGTAACACAAGCTCGACGCTGCCGGCCAACCTTGTCAATGGCGTCACCTATTACATTGTCAGCGTCAATGCCGGGGTTTCGCTTGAGGTTTCGGCCACTAAGGGTGGCTCGCCAATCAGCCCGAGCGGAGGCACAGGCCAGATCACCGTGCAGCCGGGCTGGGTTGTGAAGGCTATCAATGTCGGCAGCGATCCGCTTAAGGTGCAGATTGACGTTGATAGCTCCGGCTTTGGTACCTACACCGCAAGTTCTGCGACTGTGACCTACATCAACGGCATCAATTATCTGAACTCGCTCCGTCGCGCAGTTCGAACAAGTTCACTATTGCAGAACTACTACTACGGTGGGGCCTCATCCTACATCGGAACATGGACAACGGCAGGGGCGACTTGGCCGTCGCATTACCACTTCTTTGGTGCGCTCAATGATCCGTGGGGAATTTTTGAACCTAGTTCCTACGCCACGATTTCCCCTTCTGGGTTGGCCATAGCGGCATTTAATGCCTAAATCGGACTTGCACCGATAGAGGTTTATATATCGAAAATGGTAATCAATATATGACCATTGGACTTCATCAAGTAGCTAAGCCATCCACGCTGGTAATCACCGGAACACCAATAACTGTGACTCAAATCAACGTGCCATATACTGGATTTAGCGTCATCGGAGATGGGGGTACACCCCCGTATATATATTCTCTTACCAGCGGAACATTCCCACTTGGGTTAACCATAAATTCTTCCAGCGGTCTTGTAAGCGGGACGCCTCTGGCGGTAATATTGTCATCCAGCCTTACGCTTCAAGTAACCGATAAATATGGAAGAACCGCTCAACTGGCGTCTTTTTCCATAAATGTGACGCTCTAGCATTTAGCATTAGTACCGTGATATCTTCTTATGCCACAATAACCTTTCCGACCAATAAATGACTATCAGTTACACCACGCCGACGATTAATAATCGCCTTCAGGAGGTATTAAATAGTATTGGCCCAGTTGGGGCGATGCGCTTGCTGACAAGTACAAACCAAACAGTGGGATTAATATCTCTCGCTAACCCTGCCGGCACTATAAATGGCGGCGTCCTGACATTTACCACCCCCGTTTCAGCCCCGCTGACGTTTATTAGTGGCCAAATTGTGGCTGCTGATATAGAAGACGGCTCAACCAATGTGGTTGCTTATGGACTTACTGTAGGCAATTCCACTTTGTACGATATCGTCATGACGGCTACCACGGTAAGCTCTGGCCAGATCGTGACTATGACCTTCGGAACCATTACGGGGAAATAAATGGACAGCATCGCCAAGCTCACGCCAACCGGCACTGAATTGCTCAAAAACGGCAAGGCTCATGCCGGCAAAAGAGGGCGCCCACGAACCAAACCGTCCAATTTTGTCCAATTAACGCACTCCATTATTCCTGAGAAGCCAGCTACCCAGCAAGCGCAGATCGCTCAAATTGAGCAACCTAAGCAACCCCTCAAAATCGCCCTGATTGGTACTGCGCCGTCCTCACGGGACCTCGCACCATTTAACGATCCATCTTGGACCATCTGGGCCTGTTCGCCCGGGAATGCCCACGGCACGCTGCCTAGGGTGGATACATGGTTTGAAATCCATTCCAACCTGATGTGGCCTGAATGCGTATCCTACGGGGCGCCATATGTGGAATGGCTGAAACAGCAGAAATTCCCGATTTATATGCAGGATCAAAGACTTGTTCCTAATGCCACGCCGTTGCCAATCCAAGAATTAGTCAACGAATTCGGCAAATACTTCTTTACTTCCAGTTTTGCCTACATGCTGGCCATGGCCATCAAGGCCGGCGCTGACGAGATATCCCTATTCGGCATCGATATGGCGTCCAAGGACGAATATATCCTTCAGCGTCCGGGCGGTCATTATTTCATGCAGGAAGCCGCCAAGCGCGGCATCAAGGTCAACGTGCCCTTTGAGAGCGACCTTGCCCAGCACCCTCCGCTTTATGGTTATGACAGCAGCACCCCATTTGGGCGCAAACTACATGTCAGAAAAGTGGAAATCCAGAACCGGGTTGCCGGCATGGAAGCCGAACTAGCGAAACTCAACCACAGTATCGCCTATCTGAAGGGTGCCTTGGAAGATTTAGATTATGTCTCTTCCATATTTGGGGGCCTCCAAACCTGAATTTGTTTTTGCTCACCAATTCCGCTATTGTGACGCAATAAGGGCTTCTTGGAGATAAATATATGGCTAACTTCAGCATCACGAATTCCTCGGGCACGCTGAGCCTCGGTACTACTCAGCAGGCCATGACGACTTCGTTCAAGACCCTTATTTCCATGGGGAATTCTTCCTCCACGACCGCCACGGCGGCTGGTACTGCCGCCCAATACCGCAGAGGCAAACTTTACGATATCCTGATTGGCACCAACGGAACCCCCGCCGACAACGCCATGGAATTCGACGTGGCGAGAGTTACCATGTCCACGTCTGTTGCGACGCTGACGGTATCCTCACTATCCAGCAACTATGCACTTGATCCCGCAGACTTAACCGGCTGCGTCAACCAGTTATGCATCAACTCCACCACTGAATTCACGGTCTCGGTCTCGTCGGCTATTCAGGCTTGGTATATCGGTATTAACCAGCGGGCCAGTTATCGTTGGGTTGCGGCGCCGGGCTCCGAGATTGTTTGGCCGGCAGTATCTTCGGCCAGCGCCTATGGTGTTCTTGCACTTCGCGCCCGCTCTCCCGCCTATAACGGCACCGCTACCGCCACCGTGTTATTCCAAGAGCAATAACAATGCGCAACGCTGGTGGATATGCCTTCAGCTTCAGCCCTGATGGCATCCATCAGGAATGCGACACGTTTACTTGCGCGCACTGCGGGGGCATCGTTCACGTCAAGTCAAAATGCAATCCTGATGATCTTGGTGGAATGTGCCGGCTTTGCATGAAGATGATTTGCCCTCAATGCGTTGATCTTGGCTGCACTCCATTTGAGAAGCGCCTTGAACAGGTCGAAAAACGCGACCGCATCCTCAGGTCATATGGATTATAGAGATGGCCATACTCCTGCCAATGGGGGACCGCCATTGGCGAACGCCATCTCAGGCACAACCGAAGAATATCTTCGGTCACGAGAACCAAACCAGATTTAGCGCGACGGCTCGTTTTCATGATGGTTATATCGTCTGGCGCGGCTGGTTTGATGATCGCAATGATTTTGATGCCTTCATTCGGGGTATTGTCACCGGGTTAATTCATTACGAGAGACCTCTCTGGAGATTGCCCACGCCATGGTGGCACCCGGATATTGATGCCCCGCTAGGATATGAATTTTTAACCACGCAGTTCATTACGAGCGGAGCCACTTGGCCGGTTCCGCCAGATTGCGTTGGCGTTAACAATCTATCCGGCGAGTTCATAGATACCATCGCCGCAGGCGGTTCCGGTGGGATGAATTCTTCAACTGGCTCTGGCGGCAGTGGAGGGGCATGGAGCCGTATTACAACCCTCGCACTTACACCAAGCGGAACCATCAATATTGGGGTCGGCACTGGTGGCGCTGGCTACACGGGCGCAAGCGCTGGTCGTAACGGAAATGCTGGTACTGATACTTGGTTTAATGGCTCTACGCTTGTAGCGGCATCGGTTGGCGCGAAGGCTGGTGGAGCGGGCCTATCTACCGGCGCAGCAGTAGCCGGTGGGCTTGCATCTGGGCGTCCAAACAGCGGAAATACAACAGGCTTTAATGGTGGTGGATCAGGTGCCGTCACCACTTCAGGGGCCACTGGTGGGGGTGGTGCGGCAGGGCTTAACGGTGCAGGAGTATCTTCTGCCGGCACGTCTGGTGGCGTTGCTACCGCTGGCGGCAATGGAGATAATGGTTCTGGCGGCGCTGGTTCCGGTGCGGGCAGTACCTCTCCCGGTGGAACCGGAACGGAGTACGATGGAACTTCGCATGGCTCTGGCGGTGGATCGGGAGCAACTGTGGCCATCAGTGCACACGTTGGCGCGGGAGGAAATTATGGTGCTGGTTCTGGAGGCACGGATGACCCAGCCAATACCAGTGTTATAGGGGCCGGGGCTCCCGGATTAATTGTCGTTCGCTATACTCCATTTATACCCATTTCCGTTTTGGTTCCGGAATTTCCATTTGTCGCACGGCGCTACCGTGTAGTGAACTATGGGTAAATCATAATGCCCACAGACAGCCTTTTCCAATATCAGCAACTTGCTAAGCCTGTTTTTACTGGCCCTGAACAAGTTACTGAAAGTCGCTGGCATCAGCCATGGAGCGAGCCAGTCAGGGTCAAGATTGATCCAAGGCTGGCCATAGCGCTCGCTGCGAGCGGACCATTTTTTACTCCGGAAACCTTTGGCGAAATCATATTTATTTCCAAATGGTTCGCGCCATTCAGCGACCCCGTTCGTATTAAACAGGGCCTTTCTGCCGCCGCACAACAGACGTTAACTTCTCAGGGTCCAATAAATCCAATTGTCTCGTTTGGATATTACAATTGGCTAAGTGAGCCTGTCAGGATCAAGCTTAGAACCCCGCCCGGGGCGCCAGACTTCTCGTTTGGCGATGAACGGCCTCTGGTTAATTTCAGCTATTTTAACTGGCTATCGGAGCCTGTGAGGCTAAAGCCAAGGCTTCTGGAGGGCTTACAGGAATTTCTGGAGCGCGCCTCCTTCATACCTGTGAGTTACTCAGCAAGCCTGAATGTCACTGAGCAGGGAGATTTCCTTCAGGCCGTCCTCTACCAGTTCAATCTCCCGATCACGGCCTTGGTGGATATCATCACCAATGACCCGTCGCACCGGGGAAATGTGGGCATAATTGCGCCTTTGCCGCAATCTAGTATAGTTACGGCCATAATCGAACCTAATTCGGTTCAGGCTACGGGCATCGTGTCGCCAGTAGTCGCCGCTGGGGCTAGGGTAGCGATAATCACGGGGCCGTGATGACCACCAATATAGTGCAGGGCAATACGGCTCAGTTCGTGGCCGAATTCTTGGATAGCAATGGCAACGTCACTATTCCGTCTGGAGGTACGCTGAATATCACCTATCCGACCAATAATCAGGGCACCACAACGGCCTCTACGGCCATTGCTATGACCCAACAGAACAGCTTTTTTACGGCTACATGGTCTTCCAGCGTGTCCTCTCTGGGGCTCGGGACATGGAATATCACCGCGACCGGAACCGTCAGTACATCAGCCCAAGCGCAGGGCACGCTTAGGATCATCACGCCATGACAGTTCCTCAAGTTACATCAGGCACTTATCAGTTCCAGCCCTCTTTAGGCGAGGCGGTCCTGAACGCCTATGCCCGGATCGGGGTACGCCGCACTGAAATCCTCCAGACCCATTTGGCGGATGCTCGCATGGAGGCGAACCTGCTTCTTGCGCGCTTTGCTGATAATCAGCCAAATCTATGGACTGTGGACCTTCAGTCGCTTCCGCTCATTCAGGGAGGCGCGACCTATACCGTGCCGGCTGAAACGGCAATGATCTTGGACGTGTATATTCGCTACGGAAACCCCACGACCGACCGGGCCATGTACCCGATTTCCAGAAGCGAATATTCGACCTATCCAGAAAAATCGCTACAGGCGTTTCCAACGGTTTTCTGGTTTGACAGGCTTATTTCGCCTCAGATTACTCTCTGGCCCGTGCCTGACGGAAACGGCCCTTATACGCTTTATTATTACCGTGTCCGCCAAGTCCAAGATGCTGAATTCAGCGACGGAACCAACGCGCTCAATGCTGAAATCCCTTACCTGTGGCTAGATGCTTTTGTGGCCGGGCTGGCCGCAAGATTAGCCCGCATTTATGCGCCTTCTCTGGAGCAAATCAGAAAGGCGGACTTCGATGAAGCTTGGGGGCTTGCTGCCAAGCAGGATACCGAGAACGTCAATATGTTTATAAGCCCCGGGCTTAACACATATTATAGGAACAATTGATGGCTTGGCGCCAGCATGGAAGGGCTAACGTCAGCCGCAACAGCCCAAGAGCTTGGGCGGTCTGCGATGACTGCGGATTTCTTTTCAATAAAGAAGACCTTCAATTCCAGTATGAGTGGTTTGGCGCCAGAACCCAGAATACCAACTTTCTGAAGTGCCACAGATGCCTTGATGAGCTTCAAGAGCAGCTTCGTGTCATTGTCCTGCCGTCTGACCCTGTGCCTGTGTTAAATCCACGTCCAGAGAGATACTCAGTTGACAACAATCCTATATCTCCGATTGGCGTTAGTTTCGGCACCATGACGCAGGCTGCCGGCCTTGATGCGGCCTTTGACAGCAACACCAATAAGCCGATGTTCATGTCTGCGGTTCAGTATAATTCCATCAACGGCCCAAATACGGTTGGCCGCAGTTGGCTTGGCATTAATCCAAATACCGGACAAGGCATCATCGCCAATCGCTTTCAGGTCTGGGCGCCTAATGACGCCAAGCTATTTGGCGGTGGCGCGGCAGCATATTCGTTTCAGGGATCAAACACTCCGATTGGATTTACCACGATTTCCGGCGGGACAACTGCCGGCACGATTGGTGAAACGCTTGACGTGATGGTCACGGCCACAACTTTTTATCTCTATCATCAGTTCGTACTCACGGGAGACGGGATCAATTCCGTCTCGGTTGCCCAGCTTAAAATCTACAGCGCGAGTTCGCCATAATGCTAAATTATAACTCATACATCACCGAGATCGCGGCCATGACCGTGATTTCGTCCAATACGCTGGTCAATGGCGACAATCAGTTCGGACCTATCGCACCGGGCATGATCGATTATGCGGAACAGCGAATTTACAGAGAGGCGGATTTCCTTGCCACATACATCACCGACACCAGCACCAATGTTGTGGCAAACCAGCGCGTTTTCACTTATCCAACGGGCCAAGGCAGCTTTCTCGTTATCGATCAGATCAATATTTTTACTCCCGCCACCGCCACCGCTTCAAATGCGTTCAGGGTTCAGCTTCAAGTCGCCTCAAGACAATTTATCAATACACTTTATCCCAATAACGCCACTGCCATCGGAATTCCTACATACTTCTGCCCTGCTACCGCAACTTCTTGTCTTCTCGGGCCCGTACCTGATCAAAATTATAACGTAGAGGTTACCGGCACTCAGAGGCCGGCACCGTTATCGTCGTCAAATTCCAGCACATTCCTGACGCAGGTTCTACCGGACTTATTCGTCGCGGCGACCATGATCTTCATGTCTGGATATATGCGAAATTTTGGTTCGCAAGCTGATGACGCGGCTATGGCCACCTCATGGGAAGCGCAGTATGGCAAGCTGTTCCAGTCCGCCATCACAGAGGAATTCCGCAAGCGCTATGCCAGCCAAGGATGGCAAAGTCAGCTACCAAATCCAGTGGCTACGCCCCCAAGGGTATGATCAATGGTTACCGCAGAAAGATTAAGATCAATTCTGGATTATGATCCAGAAACCGGAATTATCCGATGGAAAATAAACCAGAGAAGCGGCAAGAAGTCCGGAGATATTGCCTCGTATTGCGGGGGTGTCGGATATCTTTGTCTCCGAGTTGATGGAAGGCGTTATAGGGCACACCGATTAATTTGGCTTATGCAGACAGGTAGTTGGCCAACCAGTCAGATCGATCATGTCAATGGCGTTCGCAACGATAATAGGTGGATAAATCTAAGGGAAGCCACACCAAGTCAAAATTGTGCAAATTCGGTTCACGGCGGAAGCTTTTCTGGATTAAAGGGTGCGCATTATCGACCCAATAGAAAAGGTTACAAAAAATGGACTTCTTCAATCGTAAAGAATAGAAAATTAATATATCTGGGAGCCTTCGCCACAGCAGAAGAGGCTCATAGTGCCTATGCGATAGCAGCAGCAAGGCTCCATCGTGAATTCATGAGGTTGGCCTAATGTCTATGACCTCCATTAACCTCCGTCCGGGGGTTAATACAATGCAAACCCTCTCGCAAAATGAAGCCGGCGTATCGGCGTCCAACCTTGTGCGTTATCAGCAAAGCATGATCCAGAAGTACGGCGGCTGGACGCAATATTATCCTATCGCGATTGGTTCCACCATCAAGGAGCTATGGGGCTGGGAGGGCCTGACAACCAATAAATATCTGGCGATTGGCGCCACACAATCCCTTAGCGTGATCGTGCAGGGGTCCAACCAGAATATTACGCCTCAGACCGCAACCACCAACGATGCGGTGAATGTCTCGATTTCGTCAGGCAGCAATATCGTTACCTTTATTGATAACGGTTCAAGCGCCACCACGCTGACCACGATCTATCTCAATACGCCGATTGCGATTGGCAATCTTCTTCTCAATGGAGCCTATCCTGTCAATTCCGTTGGGAGCGTCAATACTTATTCGATCCTGTCAAGCGTGGCCGCAAGCACCACGATTACCAGCAGCGGTGTGGTGCCGTTTTTTTCGGTGTCGTCTGGAAGCGCGACCGTAACGGTGACATTACCCAATAATAATTTTCCGACTACGCTTGGGCTCTATCAGCAGTTTATCGCACCTACCGCGCTCGGTGGCGTGACCATCCAAGGCCCCTATCAGATCAGGTCCGTTATCGATAGCACCAGTTTTACCATTAACACAGTCAATCAGGGGTCCAGCGCCGCAACAGGCTATCAAAACGGCGGCAATGCGCAGATCGTATATTACTACACGCTGGGTCCTCCTGCGGCTCTTGGTTATGGCGCTGGAGGTTATGGTCTGGGCGGGTATGGCACGGGCGTAACCGCTCCTGCCGGCAGTGGTGCTCCGATCACTGCCACGGACTGGAGCTTGGCCAACTGGGGTGAGACGCTTCTGTCCTGTCCTTCTGGCGGCCCGCTTTATGCGTGGTCTGCCAATGCCGGCTTCCAGAATGCGCAAGTGGTCGCCACGGCTCCCTTCTTTAACGGCGGCATCTTTGTTTCTCAGCCGCAGCAAATTTTGGTGCTATGGGCCAGCGATCAAACGACAGGCGTACAGGACCCGCTTCTTGTGCGCTGGTCCGATGCTTTGGATTACACCAACTACAATGTGACTTCCCAGACGTGGGCCGGCTCGTTTCGTATTCCAACCGGGTCGGTCATCAAAGGCGGCATCCAGTCGGCTCAGCAGGGTATTATCTGGACCGATATCGATTGCTATGTCATGCAGAATGTCGGCCAGCCTATTGTGTTTGGATTTAACCGTGTTGGTTCTGGCTGCGGTCTTGTTGGTCAGCATGCCTGTGGAGTGCTCAACGGTAACGTCTACTGGATGAGCTTCAATAATTTCTTTGTGCTTGACAGCAATGGCGTGCAGATTTTGCCTTGCCCGGTCTGGAATTTCGTATTCCAGAATATCGACACCATGAACTTCGCCAATGTGCGATGTGCCATAAACAGCCTCTTTAATGAAGTCGCGTGGTTTTTCCCTGCGCTCAATGGCACAGGCCAGAACACGCTTTATGCCAAGTTCAATATCTCGGAAAACGAGTGGGATTATGGCATGCTTGGCCGCTCGGCATGGATCGATGTAACTGTTCTTGGTAATCCAATCGCGGCGGATTTGGCTGGTATTCTCTGGCAGCACGAAATCGGATATAATGCCGGCACGGTTGCTATCGATAGTTCGTTCCAGACCGGCTATTGGTCCATTACGGAAGGCAACGATATGGCCTTCGTGGACTGGATACTGCCGGATATGACGTTCAGCCCTTATGGGTCTGGCACCAGCGCTAACTTGGCTATTACGTTCTTTGCCACTGACTATACGGGAGATACACCACGCACTTATGGACCATATAACTTCAACGGCGCCACAGAATTTATCAATACAAGAATTCGTGGAAGGTTTCTCAGTATGAAAATAGAAGGTGATGATCTTGGCTCATTTTGGCGCATCGGTCGCCTTCGCTATCGTTATGCTGTGGATGGGAGGCGCTAATGCCACAAAATCCATTAACCAATGTTCTCTCTGCTCTCCAGAATGGTGTGGCGGCGATAAATTCCCTCAACAAAACCCTCGGTGTCGTTTTTCCCGGCGCTACTGCGTTGTCCACGGTAGCGCCTTCGTCTGTTGGCAGCGTGACCTTTACCTCCAGCGAACCCAAGGGGTTTTTATCTATAACGACCAGTTCCGGTTATTCCGGTAAAATAGCAATCTATTAAGGAACAGGATCATGCCATCCCATAGTGTCAAGCAAGCCAAGGTTATGAGCGCCATTGCTCATGGCTGGCATCCTGATCAGGGCTCAGTAGCTAAAATCCCTCTGAAAGTCGCCAAAGATTTTCACAGTGCTGATGCCGGCCATAAGTACGGCAAAGGCATGGATAAAGCCAAACGGGCCAAGCGTATCGTCAAGAAGGCGCGCAAGAAATTTGCCGATGGTGGCGACACTGGTTTTCCAACCAGTGAGTTCCCGGGCAATCTAGGCGATCCAAATGCGGCAGCGTCTTTTCAGGATCGGTTCAGAACGCAACGTCAGCCGCAGGGCAATCTTCTGAGGGGCCTGACCAACAGGGCGGAAGATATCAGGCAAGAACGAAATCTACCTGCTCCGCACTATGCCGATGGTGGCGATACCGCAGACGATATGATCGGTGCCGCACAACAGCAATTGGCCACCCAGCAAGATCGTCTTCCCGCCGCCTCAACAGGCGATCCTACCGCGCCAGACATAAGGGGGGATTTTTTAGAGAAGCTAACCGGAGATCGTAATTATTCTTTGGACAAGATGAAAGAAAACTTCCGGCAAGGTCAAGAAGCATACGCTAATAAACCATACGAAGAGAGGCGAGACGAAGCCATCAATGTTGGTATGGGCGCCGGTCCCGGTATCATGGTTGGGCCTTATGGCGCGCATATGCTACGTGCCGCTAATCGTGCTGCGGCCATGCCGCATCCGGTTTATGGTGAAGAGGCCGCTCAAGCCGCAGAGAGGCTGCGACCTGAATTCCGTGATGCCTACAAAGGCTGGCAGGCCGACGCCCGCGATGCTCAGGCCCGCGCTACTCTGGAAAGCCGGCAAGCAAGTGGCAATCCTTACGATACTGACGTTTGGAGGGGCTCTGGCTGGTTCCGTGGCGACGAAGGCATGCCGCGCAAGGAAATCCCTGATATTGGTGCAAGTCTTAAGAAAATTCCCGGCACGGACACCTACAGTCTTGAGCATCCTGCCGGCGATTTGCACAAAATTTATGACATTCCGCCTATTAGATTTGATCCAAACATGAACAATAAATATGCAGAGGTGTGGCCGGATAGTAGCAAGATCGTAATTGGTGGGAGACCCTCAGACCCGGGAACTGTTTCTAGGGCTCTACATGAAATTCAGCATGTTATTCAAAAAAAGGAAGGGTTTGCTTACGGCTCTAATCCGGATCATCCTTTCTTGTCTGGAAAGGAAGAGGAAACTTTCCCCGGAGAGGGAATTCCAAAATGGCAGAAAGATATGATTTTAGCCGACCCGCGCAATGGACACGTTCTTCCTGAATTGGAAAATGTTCATCCAGCGGATGCCTCCAGATGGGTTGCATATAATCGTCACGCTGGGGAAGTGGAGGCAAGAAACGTGCAGGATCGTCGCGCCAAGAGCTTTAGATATCAAGCTCACCCGGAGGATACAGAGCGGGTTCCCCGTGGAATATCTGTCATTAACAAGGAGTATATCCCGCGCGCTAACAAGGATATCAAAATTTACGATACAAGACATATGGACCCAGAAGAAATTATTCCGGGTGGCGCTCATAGAATATATAGTGATAAGTATGCAAGCGGCGGTGGCATAGAGGGCGGGTTCAATCCAGAGCGCAGTGAGGCTTATGGTCTTGCCAGACAGGGCATGTTGCACTCTTCCGTGCCGGGCCGTACTGACAAGCTAAATCTCAATGTCCCTGCCGGCTCTTATGTTATCCCGGCAGATATCCCAAGTGCGCTAGGTCAGGGTAATTCCATGGCCGGCGCGAACGTCCTCAACAAGATGTTCACCAAGGGGCCTTACGGGATGAACCTGAGCAAATCTCAGGGGCCGCGCACGCATGCCAGAGCCGCAAGCCTTAGCAAATTAAGATTTGCCGATGGTGGCGACACATCAGCCACGCCGATTGTGGCGGCTGGCGGTGAATACATCGTACATCCCGATAGTGTGGCAGAGCTTGGTCACGGTGACGTTAGCCTTGGGCATGATATTCTTGACAGTTTCGTCAAACAGGTGCGCGACAAGCATATTCAGACGCTCAAGGGGTTAAAGCCACCCAAGGGCTCCAAATGACGCCTTCCAAGGTCAGGATTGCCAAGCCTTATGACGCTCCGGAAATCTGGAGGCTGTTTCTCCAGACGCACCGCGAGAATGGATTATTTACGCTCTCGCCATCTAAATTTACCAGCTTGATGGATAGGGCGCTGCATCCTGAGGGTATATCATCTTGGGATACCAATCCGAGAGCGCAGATCGGGGTGGTCGGCCCTCCGGGGCGGCTTGAGGCTGTGGTTTTTCTTCTTATTGCCAGCTTTTGGTACTCTGAAGAGCTTCATCTTGAAGAGCTTCTTGTTTATGTCGATCCAGAATGTCGGAATAGTAATCATGCGGGAGCCTGTCTGGACTGGATGAAGGCACTTGCTGACCAGCTTAAAATCCCGTTGGTAACAGGTATTATATCCAAAGAGCGCACGGCAGCCAAAATAAGGCTCTATGACCGAAAACTGCCAAGAGTGGGGGCTTTTTACTTTTATCCCTTGGACGAAAATCTGGAGTTGACCAAGCCGGCCACAATTATGAACGGCCCGCGCGATCCACGTAAACTCCACAAAGCTGCCTGATTTGCCTAGATAAAGCCATAAAGGTATAACTGCCCTATAGATATTGTGGGGTAATTTACTTTGGGCTCCAAAGGCACAGCCACTCAAACCCAGTCCGGGGTTAGCACCTATACGCCCAATGCGGCCATTGCTGGCGCTGGTAATCAAGCGCTAAGCGCGGCGCAGAATGCGGCCAACACGCCGTATAATCTGCCGACTGCCCCGGTGGCCGGATTTAATCCACAGCAGCAGCAGGCCTTTGGCCAATACAGCCAGCTTCAGAACCTCTATCAGCCATATTACAATCAGGCCTCGAATTACTTTAACCAGTCAGCCCAGCCTATTAGCGGTCAGCAGGTAAGTCAATACCTCAATCCTTATGCCGGCTATGTCCTTGGCAATCTCCAAGAACAACAGGGCCAGCAGATGAACCAGCTAACTGGACAGGCCACACAGACGGCTGGTGGAGTGGGTGCAGATCGTATTGGCGTGGCTCAGGGCGAGCTTGCTAGACAGCAGGGATTGGCGACAGGCCAAACTCTCTCAGGCATCTACGGGTCCGCCCTAAGCGCTGCCCAGCAGCAACAGCAGATGGAGCAATCTGCTGGTTATGGCTTGGGTAATCTTGGTGGAGCGAACCTGCAATCGGCCTTGGGGGCGA